GATTTTACCATCCGTAAGGCATTATCCTTACTGCTGCACGGTCTGTCACCAGCCGCCGCGGTTATTTGAGCTCTAAGGAACTTCACGCAATTAAAGAAATCTGCAGACATTTGACAGTTTATCTGCATCGGATGAGATGATGATCTTATTGAATTGGAGTTTATCCATATCGAACTTTGCACCAACATTACAATTCATTATTGTAATAAGATTATTGAACTCGGCATTACCCTTTGGACCTACAATCTTATCGAGTGGCATATCGTGCACATTTGCAGATACGCCGCGAATTGCATATAGCGCTTGGAATTTTGGATCACGTGCGACACGGAGTGTTCCTTTTGCAGATAGTCCCTCAACAATAAAGAGTTCCTTGTACGCTTTCCCTCGATTCGAGCAAGGGTCATAATTCTTCATTGTATAGGAAGACCAGTTTGTCAAGGTTTCTTTAACAACTGCATTTCGAGCACGATCTCCTTCTCTACGAGCGCGTGCATTTACTTTGATGAGATTGATGCATTCTTTCAATCTCGCAGGATTCTCTGCAAAGAACTTCTGAAATGCTTCCACCGTTCGTTGTTTACAGAGATCGTATACATCGGTATTGGAGATTTTATGTTTGGTCTGACCTGTAAATAGTGTCTCCATGTTACTACGGAAAGATACAACGACAGAAAGACCTAACTTCACATCATCCCATTTGATACTCAGCTTATCGCGTTCTGTCAACGTTGCCTTTGTAGCCAGTTGGAAGTAATGAGACATACCATCTACAACACCATCTAAATGAGATCCATTGTCAATGGTATTATTTGAGTTTGCAAATGATGCAATGTAAGGATTTGACGTATTCGATGAATATCCAAATGCAATTTCAACATTAACAAATCGGCGGAACTTCTTATCACCAATCTCCTCCAGAACATTATCATCTTCCCACCCAATTACGGTTGTTGGGGTGACCATGCTCTCCGGCTCATTATAAGCGGCAATGATATTTCCGAATGGCTGAAGCTTGTACGTTTCATTTGTAACTTTACCATCTTTATCGATGTATTCGGAATTGATGATTGTCTTTCCTTTGTTGAGAAACTGAAGTGCCAGTAATGATTCTCGTACCATAGACCATACAATTCTGGTCTTTCGTCCAAGAATTTTAGACGGTTTATATACCACCTTCAATCCATGTTTATCGGGCGAACATGAACCGGTTCGTTCAGAGACTTTATCACCTTCATGGAAAACAATTTCCTTGAAAATATTTTCCATACCACCGCGATATGTGGTAATTGTCACATCTTCGCCGAGCGCATTGATTGCGAGTGTACCAGCACCATTACGCCCAAGACTATCCATCTTCAAATCATTCTTTGCCGACGAATCAATATTGGATCCACTATTCAGTGTTGTGAAGAGCATCTCCAACACATCGGGCGGAATTCCACGACCATTATCCTCAACCGTAATGGTATCGATTCTTTCATCAAAGATGATATTGATATTCTTACCTGGACTTCTCGGATTCCGACACTCGTCAATGGAGTTGTAAATAATCTCATTAATTACCGATTTTGCTCCAAGTTCATTGGAGTAACTGATATACATACCCGTCTTGTATCGAACTTTGTCTACATCTCGTTCCAGATGTGTGAATGTATCATCGGTATACTTTTTAGCCATATTTGATGATTCCTCCTCGACATAATTAGCTCTTATATGTAAAATATATAATTGGTAATCATTTTATTTATTTTTATCCATATAAGATACTGTCTATGTAAATGCCGAATATATTTCAACCCATAAAGGAGAATACAACATGGAAATTACATCAGCCTCAGTGCAGCTCGGAAAAGTGAAGGATTCAATGTTCAAGGGCTGGGCAAAGATCAGCATCGACGGTATTCTACAGGTTACCGGAATTCGACTTTACGAAAGTTTTAACGATGAAACAAACGAACGTTATCGGTACTTCCGATTCCCCGAATATCAGACAAATCCAAATAATACTGGCGGTGTACGCGTCGGCATTCCAATCGTTAATGCAAAAGATAAAGAATTCCGTAATAAGGTTGCAACTGCAATCTTTACGGAATATGACAGAGTACTCTCCAAGAAGAAAAAGTAATCCAATTGATGTGGATCAATGGAGGGGTTTAAACCCCTCCATCATTTCACCATCTTTATAATCGTCAGAATTATAATATCGGGGTGATTATTCGATGGCAACGCAAATTACGAATGTGGAAGATAATGTAAGCGTTTCCTCTCTTTATGCAGAAATTATGAACGAGGGTACCCTTCCTCGGAAACAATCGTTTGAGGTTGGGCGTTTTGGTGCGGATAGCGGTACGCAAGTAACTTCATATAACAATAAATTATTTGGAGCGCCATTTCAGTTGTTGGATAGCGTTGATATGCGCCATCCGAACATCAATAAAGATGTCGGGGTAGAATATCTCAAACACTTTCTCCTTCATAGCCCAATCCTTCATATCCGTCCTGGTGTTCCAAAATATACCGGAGGTACGGATCCAACAAGTTTCTCCGAAGGATTCCGTGACATTTATTATTCCCAAACTGGAACATCCGGAATCGATCTGATTGATGCTGCTGGCACATGGATGGATAAACAAATGTTTGGTTCTGGGAGTAAGTTACAACGTCGCATGTATGGATTAGATCCAAAATATCGTGAGTATATGACATATGTCAACTACATGTGTCGATCAATGGCAGTATTCTTAGGACTAACATCCAGTGGAAAAGCAATCACAAATGATGTACCGCACGGTACATTTACCAACACCAATGGCAATAACCCAACGTGGACTGATTTCGGTGATCTACGTTGGGAAAATTATCGCATGACATCAAATTCATATGTTTCCGATAATAAAGAATTCGCAGCGTCTGTTGTGAAAACGTTATTGGGGTCCGATAAAAGTGCGGATAAAGATATTAATAATATATTGGAGAAAGAAGCTGCACGAAAAGGTAAAATTGTAAATATACAAAATAAAACATCTGCGCAGAAAAATAATGAGAGTGGTTCAACTCCACCATCGAGTACAGATGGAATGAAGCCAAAGGATTCTGAAACCAATACAGATACAACAGAAAAAGGAAATGCGAGTACACAGTACTCTGCGAAATCATTTCGTGAAAATGCATCCGGATTGTTTGGAAACCTATGGCAGGCATTTGATTCTGGATCTCTCGGTGAAGATAGTTTTGGAGAATTATCAGCGAACCAAATCAAGACGGTCATGTTTATGGTCGAACCAGTATCCTTCAGTGAACAGCTCACCAATAATACTGCACCATCTCTTATCGAACAAATGGTGGACAGTATTGCGGATAGTGTTGGATCTGAAATTGCATTCATTACAAATTCGGGTGCGGATGCCGGAATGCTTGGTGGGCTTGCACAATTCCTAGGAAGTAGTATGTCCTCTATGGCAGTCAACCTCAGCAAGTTAGCAGAACCGGTGGCTGGTGGGTTTGCAACAAACCTATTCAATGGGGCAATCAATGCACTCTCTGGACAAAAAATGATTTATCCAGAAATTTATAAATCATCAAACTCTACCCAGGATTACGAATATTCAGTAACACTCACATCACCATATGGAGATATTTATAACTACTACATGAATATCATCGTGCCGCTGTGTCATCTCATCTGCTTAGCAGCACCACGCATGCTAACATCCAATTCCATAACATCTCCATTCCTGGTACAAGCATATGTTCCGGGTATGGCAACATGTAATCTTGGGATCATCAGTAACATGACCATCAGTAAGAATCCAGATAGTAAGGATGTTTCCGTTAATGGATTCCCTCTGACTGTAAAGGTTACGTTCCAAGTCAAAGAATTGTATAATGCAATTTCGATTTCACCGACAACAAATCCCGCATCCTTCATGTTCAATGAAACATTGACGGATTATATGTTGAATCTCGCCGGGTTACGCCCATCGATTGATACATATTATGAAGCACAGAAGAATGCGATGGATCGGATTAGTGATTATAAATCGAATGATGTATTGAATGATATTACCAGTAATGGAGCTCAGATCATCGAATCGCTATTTGGCAGCGGAATTCGATTTTAAAAATAGGAGGGGATATCCCCTCCTATTTATTTTATTTTTATGATAAAAATTATATATTATTTCTATAAGAATCTAGGCATGAAGATGGTGTCACCATTCCCATCTTCTTCAGATAAGAACGGAGTAGGCCCCTAAAGAGGATCCCCTGTGAACCCGAAGCAGGTGATGGAAATGGACGCGCGATTTTGTTAAAGAGCAAATTCGTTACAAGCGTCGTGCCTGAAGACGGCCTAGGCATGGGGTTACTTTCCAGGAGACAAATCATCAAGAAAATACTGCTAGTGAGCGGAATACTCTTTGCGGATGATAACTGTCGATTTCTGGTCTGAATTTATGCTTACGCATAATATGCAAAAGCCGTAATGGGAACATGGTTCTGATTGGGACGCTCATGTACAGGACATGAGTAGCGCTCCAAAGCAACACTGGCGGGTCCGTGAAAATCGGATACAATCAGAATTGATTTCATCGATGTAACCATTGCCTTCTGTCTGAATTGACAATAGCATCGTTAATCCTGTATAAACGTAGTATATTCGAATATCGACAGAGTGTTTGGATATGAGAAATCCATGCAATATTTTGTATGGTCAGCCTCAGGTGAATGTAGAAGTTACTTCGAGTATGCGATTAATTGGTGGCATTCATCTGGCCAATTCATGAGTTCCGAAATAATAGATGGCATGAATTTGGTAAAACGCATGGCTGTGGGACCTCATTCTTTGTTTTCGTTGCCAAGTGGCCAACCCTGACGTTGAGTCGGCAGTGATCGTACATCGGTAAATCGGTGGGCGCCGTGGTCATAGAGGACCAGGAGAAGGCGGTTGCTTAGAGAGCGGACAATCGAGCCGCAATGGAGAAGAGTGTCGATATATTGCCTTCAAAAGAGGATAGTTGCAAGCAAGTCATGTAACACTATCCCAGAGCGAAAAGGCTACGTAGGTAATTCTCGTTACCTGGCATAAGCACGAAGTGAAGCATACATTGGGGTATGTGCCTCGTGATACGTAAATGGATGAAATATCCTAACACAAGTGTGAGAACTTGTCTCCATGTAAGACACTGTACGTAGTAAGGGTTTTCCCTGTGAAACCGTGGTTAACTAAGGGCCTTTGAAGGTTCTCCTCTGGCTCTGGTGGTGGAGGGGTTTTGCGTATGACACTGTATGCGCAAAGTGAAACGAAATTGCGTGAGACATAATGTTTGCCTAAAACTTGAGTAGCCTTGAAGATGGGTAGTATGCAGTCATGATTTGCCTGTATGAGAAAGCAACCATCCCATGTCATGGAAATGCCAAAAAGTACACACCATGTATTGCGAAAGGGATGCATGTGCTGCACATGTTAATGTGTATCAATATGAGAGGGCCGGGCTTCAGCTCTAGTCCGGGATGGCAGATTGCCTCGCACACACGCAACTGTGGTAAAATAATATGGTTACCAACATACGCCATATACATTTACTGCTGAGGATGAGTGAAAGATATGGATATCGAAACGATGACAGTGGGAAGATCCTTTCGGGTGAAAGCGCGCAGGCTAGCGTTTCAGAGTAGCCCTCTTTTCCTCCATATCCCAAATAATTACCAATTAATATTTTATAATAGAAGGGAATGAAAAATTTGTCAGATACGAATCAGAAACCGAATCCGGATGTAGAAGAAGAAACATCTGCAGAGAAAGAATTGACCCATAAAGATATCATTCGCTTCATCATTGAACAAAATCATCGTGATGAATTATATCATGAAGCAATGATGGATGAACCAAATTCCGATGAGGTTGTTGATGATGGTGATGTCCTTGCGGTTTCTATTGCCGATGAAAAAACGCCTTCAACGATGAGTGAACTCCCCATCGTCCATCCTGAAGTACTTGATGCAGACGATGACATGATGGAGATTGAAGATGTTCGTGATTCCCTGCGAATGTTATATTCCTTCAAAGATGAGAAGGAAGAAGCATCCTATGAACAGATGAAAGCAGTTGTCCATAACATGTTGGACAATTATACCGATCTCATTGCAGAACGTCGATATCGTATCTCTGCTGGTCCAGGAAACTATAAGCGTTCTCGTATTGCAACCATCGACAATAGCATCCGTGTAGCAGAACATGCGCTAGAGGTTGTACGTGATCGATGCCCAGAGATTCTTCCTGAAATCACACCGTATGATTTCAATGAAGAGATCCCCATCAATGAGGAGCTTCGTGCAAAGAAAGAAGCGGTTAAGGAGAAACGGAATCAGCAGCATCGTTGCCTTATCATTCGGAAACATCAAGAGATTGTAGAAACATTGGGACCATCGATGTTGTATGTTCGACCGTTACAAGATGCTGCATATTTTGTAAATGCACATATGGCGGATGCCGCTCAGAATCTTCCGAAACCGAAGAACTATAAAGCTCCCAGCATAAAGCGACAGGCAGAGAAAATAAAGCAAGAAAAGGTTCAGATACGAAAAGAAATCAAGACTGAAAAAGAATATGAAAAAGAAACCGTCGAGATGATCGATATCATCAAATCGACACCGAAACGTATCGAGAAGTGGTTCAGCAAGCATTGGAAAAAGAGATACACGAAAGCTCTTTGTTCCGCAATCAGTCTTGTCATATCGACGGTCGTTGCTGGAATCGCTTCAAATTATACAAGGACAGCATGATGGATAGAATATGTTAAGAGGGGCGCATTGCTGCGCGCACCCTCTTAACATATTATTTTTTATACTTCTTTGTATTTTGCTGCTTTTGCATCAATGTATAATATTAACTTCGAAAAATCTTTGATCAGATCGTGCATGAACGATTCCATATACGGCTGGCTCGATGCACGAGAGGTATAGTAGTTGACTTGATCTTCGGATAATGTAATGATTGCTGTCGCTGGCGTAATCCCCATCATCATATTAAATCGATAGGAGTTGCCCATCATCGGATCATTCGATGCAGAAGAAATCAATGTCATTAATTCTGAATAGACATCAAGAATTCTTGATTTATATTTTGAGATTCCTAATGTTTCTCCATCCCACATAAAATCATCAACCGGGATATTCTGTGCTGCCATATGATTAATTCCGCTGATGTATTTAATCTCCATTGTATCGGATGGATACGTCAACATCAATTCCTTCAGCATATAGATTGGCATCTGCACAACATAAGATGCTTTTAACGGGGTGCGGAATTTCTTTAACTTTGATGCCATTGCATTCGATATAGGCTCACCGATGATATTCTCATCATACAGACACATTCCGGTTGTGATTGGGTCTAACTTTCCATATTGCGATAATCCGATCTTATAAATACCATCTCCATCAAATGTTTGGAGAGGTTTATATAGGATGGAATCATAGATCATATTTGTTTTTGCATTATACGTAACTGGTTGATTTTGTGCAATCATCATACCGATTGCATTTCGCAATGATTTCGAATTTCTTAATATATCAAAATCATCCGGATGTGGATAAGACTCATTAAATACTTTATTGTATTCATCCTGATCAATGGAATGAATTACATCCGAAAATGTAATCGGAATCCGAATATTAAACGTACGACAACCAATGGGAACATACAAAGTTGCAACATTCAATGGAATATCCCCATCATTCATCATCTGTTGCACCAGGGAAATTGCTTTATCGTACGAGGATCGTACTTGGTCGCGCAATGGTCCATATGCATTTAATTCAGTTGACGGCGGAATATCGATTGTGCAATTTTCCATAATATGAACCGTCGGATTTTCTCGGTAGACTTGAAGCAATTGGAATAATTCAATGAAGCTCACTGGACCAATGGTAATGAAATAATGAAATTCATCATTGATTATATTTTTAAAATTTTGATTCTTTAACAGATTTACTTTATGAGACAACGCATACTTCAACAGTGCATTCGAACCGCTTTCACGGATATCAAGTAGTTCAATACTCATGATACACAAATCCTCCTAAAATTATATATTTTATTAATACATATACGAATTGAAATTTTATGGAGAGTGTGTTGCAATGGCTAAGAAAATATATGACCCAAAGGATTTCTCGGATACCAAAATGGATAAGTTGGCAGACTCCATTGAAGCATACATTCATATCCTATCAAACATCATGATTCTCCCAGAGGATATGAGTAAGCGTGAGGAAAAGGAGTTGATGTATTCCATTGAAAAATCGAAAAAGCTCATCAAGAAATTGAGGAAACATGACCGTAGTGTATTTCGTGATGACGATGATATCTAGGTTATATATTCTAACCGCATGATGTGTATTTATTCACATGCAGGAATACATAAGGTATTAATTTCATAATTCTATAAGGAGGAACTGCCGTGGCTGATGTTACTGTGAAAGAGGAGATTGGGAAGAAGTTGGTTGAACTTCTTTCTCCCGACAATGTCGCAAAGATTGTCCTTGGGACAGATGCAGATGGGAAGCAGCGTTCCATCATGGACATGATTGAAAAGAAGAAGAAAAAGAAAAGAAAGACTGCCGGAGACCTTTATAAGGAATCGGTAAAAAAGAAGAAGTCGAAGAAGAAGAAAAAGAAGCGGAATAAGAAGAACAAAAAGAAGAATGATATCGAGAATCTTATCATGGGAGGAAAAAAATGGTAAACTATTCCATCAACCGCGAAAAGGGAATTGTGATCGCATGGTTCCAGGAGGGATGCCTTGCTAAGAGAGAGCTTATGGAGGATGAGCTCGATTCTATGCTGCGGAGTCGTTGCAATAGCATTCAAATGTATCTGCTCCTCGACCACAATGATATCATTGATAAATTCCTCGATCGATATAACGACAAGAATTCATTTGTTGGTATTGCATATTGCAATCCGTCTGATGAGTTCGATGAACAGATTGGAAAAGATATTGCATTCAATCGCCTTCGTGAGAAAGAGCATCAGATGCTCAACAAGTTCACATTCTTTGTTCGTGATTGGTTGCTGAAATTTGCAAACGACCACAGACTTTCGATCATTCCGATGAAGTAATTAAAATAAGGGGGGAGTATCATCTCCCCTCTTATTTTTTCACACAACAGAATGGAGGAGTCGATATGATTCGAGGCAGTGATCCTGCATTATTGAACGTTCGATACATCCGAGGCGATCGGAAGAAAGACATCAAAGAATGTTTTGAAGTTATCTATAAAGACGGAAATGATGTTCGGGTATCTTATGAAGAGCCGATGGCGGATATCTACATTGTGAAACCTGAGTATCGGGATTATGATTACAATAAACCACAGGAACAAATATCCCGCATGGATAAAGTGACATGTAAAGTGTCTGAAATTCGAAAGAAGATTGCGGAAGCCATTGGTGATAACGGCGTCAACTTCGTCAAACAATGCTTGCGCGATTCAAACTTCAAAGCATTGGACCAGTTATATGGTTGGCGATTTGCATATGGTGCTGATTTCCAACCAGAATTCTATTACCTGCGTCATTGGAGTGAAACGCATAATTTGTCCGAAGATTATCTTGCTGGAACGAAGTTGACGAAAGCATTCCTTGATATTGAAACGGATATCATGGATTATAATTTGGATATGGATGATCTTGCATCTACGGCATATTGTCCAGTCAACTGTGCAACGTTAATCCTCGATGATACAAATGATTGTTATACGTTCATCCTAAAACCGATCAACCCGTCCAGGTTGTCATTGAAGGAAGATGAATATGATGCACGTTATGCGTTGTATGAGAAGCAACTGAAACAGTATGAAGCACTGTATCAAAATCAGAAAGCGAAGATTGATGAGCTCCATAAAGAGTTCGATGAAACGTATGGAAATCTGAATTATCAGCTTCGCTTTTATGAGAAGGAAATTGAATTAATCGCAGATATTTTCCGATGCATTAACACAAAGAAACCAAACTTCTGTCTGTGTTGGAACATGCGATTCGATATTCAATACCTTTATGAGCGCATTAAAATTCTGGGGTATGATCCGGTGTCCATTATTTGTCATAAGGATTTCAAATATCAAACATGTTATTTCAAAATTGATAAATCGACATTTGAAATTCAACGACAGTTCGACTATTTCCATTGCAGCTCATATACCAACTATATGTGTCAAATGCGGAATTACGGATTAATTCGAAAATCAGGACACAAATTACCAAGCATGAAACTCAATTATATTTCAGATCAAGAGCTTGGTGATCATAAGGTTGATTATCCAGAAAATGCAAACATTCGTACCTTCCCATACGAAGACTTCTCATTGTTCATCACATACAACATCAAAGACGTTTTACTACAGTTGGCCATTGAACGACGTACAGAAGATGTTAACACCATCTACATGCGTGCATTCTCCAACTTAACACCATATCCCAAAGCATTTAAAGAGACTCATTTGATTCGAAATTATCGTGAAAAATATTTTGAAGAATTTGAGGGAAAGGTGCAAGGAAACAATCTCAACGTCATCGATCGTGGAGAAAAGGATGAATTCTTTAACACCGGAGATGATGACGAGGATGATGACGGAAATGGAAAGTTGTCATACAAGGGAGCAATCAATGCAGACCCCATTTGGAATGATGCCGTCGGTGTTGAACTTCTTGGGAAACGATCCGATTCCATCTATCGGAATTGTATGGATTATGATATGGGCGCATTCTATCCGTCCATCAAGATTGCATCGAATATGGATCCGGAAACATTATTGTTCAAGGCAGCTTTTGATAATGAAGAATTCATGTCGGGACAATTCATGAATCGATCTCTTGTTACGGAGTATGAAGAAAAGGACAAGAATGGAAACATTCGTCCCGTCGACATTACCGGAGAAGCTGTCAATACATATGTAAGCAATAATCCATTGACGTTTGCATATAATTATTTGGGAACCCATTCGATTACAGATCTATCAAAAGAATTTGAATCATGGATGAAAAAATAAGGAGGGGGATATATTTCCCCTCCTTTATTTTTTAATCGTATACTTTCCATAGTTATTGATATATTATAATAGTATAGACAAGAATAATATCTATTCATATAAGGAGGAAATAATCATGTTCAAGTATTTCATTGGCGCAGTCGTTACAGTTTCTGCCATCTTTGTAGCAGAGACGGTTGTCACTGAGTGGAAGGCAGACAAGCGCGCAAAACGCAATGCGATGACAATAGAAGCAAACGCCAGATCACATGCAATTCGCAATGGCTTTTTAAAGAAGTAAAGTAAACCGATAGAGGAGGATAAAATCATGTGGGACTTTATTATCGTTGGAGCTGTCTTTGTAATAGGTGGAGTATTCATTGGACACTGGTGTACGAACGCAATTGAAAATCGTCCAAAGAAACAGGAGTATGACCGAGAGGCCATTGATGAGTTAAAGAATGTTATCAAGGAACTAGAGAAGATGACGCCACCAGTTAAAGAAGGAAAATAAAATGTTCAATGCAATCAAATCCTATTTCTTCGATTCCGTCGAGAAAAAGAAGATTAAAGAACAACTCGAAACCATCCGCAACATTCGTGCAGGGCTTGAGCGAGATATGGGACCAGACGATAAATTTGTCCATGGGTTTATCGAAGGTCTCCGTCGTGACGAGGAAATCCTTGAAGCTCGACTGCTTGCATGTTGAAATATAAAGGAGGGGAGCAATCCCCTCCTTTATTTTTTACTTTATATCATTCTGGATTCTACTTGCGGTTGCTTCAATTTGTCCATTATATTTCGAATTCATATTTTTTCCATAAATACGATTCGATTTGTTTGTTGTCGTGAGATGAATTTGTGCAACCCGAGTTCCCGTATACAAACGAACGGGATAGGGAGATTCATTATATACTTCCAATGTGATGGTTCCATGGAACCCCGCATCAACCAAACCGGCTTGTTCTGTCTGTAATCCCATACGAGCAATACTACTACGTCCTTGCACAAACCCAATCATCCCATTGGGAATATTTAATTTCTCAATGGTATTTACCAGTATGAATTCTCCCGGGTCGATAGTAATAAATCCATTCTCTTTTAAAGAATTCACCTGAATTGTGTGAATCGGTTTTCTGATATCAATAATACCACCAGACGGACGATCTAATTTGATACAAGATGTCCCAATACGAAGATCAAAACTATTTGGCTGCAATTGACTTTCATAGTCCAGGGGAAATTTTTCATCAATGGATTCAATGATGTTTTTATTCGCAATGAACCACGCAATCTCTCGGTCATTCAATAATGTCTTTGGGGGAAAATATTTCATTTTGAAATGAAAAATGATATCAGATAATTTCATGTCAATTTTCCTTTGCTATACTGGCTGAGATAATGTCGTTATCGACTGTAACGTTACCTGCATTCTCAAGATCATTCTTGATTGCATCCATAACGCTTGGATCTGTTATTACACGAATTTGAAGAGTGGTTCCATCCTTGCTGACATCCTGAATATCATGGATATCCTTTGAATATGGCTTACACCCATTATATATTAAAGAAAACTCCTCGAAGTTATTCTTTACGAGATTTAATAGTTTTTCGGAATCAGCCGGTATAATTCTACCCAGATATTCTGGTTTATACTCATTCATAGAAATTATACCTACCTTTTTTATTTAAAATAGAGAAGGCGGTTCTTTCGCTTTCCGCTCCCGCCTTAACTCAATCAACTTCACAACATACCCTTTGGGTAATTCATTCCATATATATGGGAACATTGGATCGTTCTTGAACAAATTGCCCAGTTCCTCGATCAATCGTACATTTTGTTCGACGCTTTTTATGCGTTCAGCCTCGAATGCTGCTAATTCTTCTTCAGAACTACTTGCACGCTCATAAGGCTCTGGGCCACTATAAAAAGCATTCTACTCATATCCTGGATGGGGATGTTGGAAACATTTCCACACTTGGGGCAAACAATATCGCGAAGATTGTATGTGAACTGATATGGTTCGAGAATCACACGCATCATTTCCCCAACAGTCTGATAGTCGACTTCATCTAGCTGCTTCAGTACCTTCATAATGCCATCGACGGAATTAATTTTTGCATACGATCCATTGTATGGTACAAGAACTGCTTTGACAACAGATAGCATTGTAACCGTAAGTGCATCCGATGCGGATGGACTCTGAGCCTCGGTGATTTCAAGAACTTTACCAAAGATAGTGTTGATGTGCTCATATGCAGACTGGTGCCCACACATAATCTTGAACCCCGAATGTGGAAGGGTGATTACCGAAGAAGATGCAAGGAACGAATCCTTGTAGTTTGCTTCAATCTCCTGCTGAGAAGACACCGTTGCGGTTTTGTCCATTTCTTCTAATACGGCAGGATCAATCTTATCCATATCGAGGAGATTCTTTGTGGAATATATCCAATCATATTCCTTCTTACACTCTTCCCCATTATGTCGTGCATGACAATTGATGGAGATGACTTCACTTTCCATGGTCGTCGCACAGAGAATCTTCCATAGCATAAAATCGAGATCCAGGAACGACGTCTTCTTGAGGAAATCATCAAACGCATCGCCATACTCAAGCTTTGCTCCTTCCGGAACAGGTTCTCCTGCATTGAGATGAACCTTCTTCTTTGTGGAAGGATCGATATAATATCGGAACGGTTTGAATTGTCCAATGGAGGGATTCTTGAGATGGTTGAACACAATCGTCCATTTCTTCTTAAGCCCATCCACCGTGTTAAGTTCTTGCGACTGAGATAGGTCTAGAATCTCCGGATACGATAATCCAGTAAATGTTGCCCGATACTTTGATGCTGGAATCGGAGATGATACATCATTCATCTTTCTCGTATACTGAGAAAGAACATTGTCGATTGCATTTTCATCCAGCTCAACAACCTCATTGTATTCCAGAGGTGTTGTTTCAACAATATCAAGCTCGACTCTACGACTCTTCTTGATCTTATCAACGTCTTCTTGATCCCAGAAGATATGAGAAGCATCTTCCTTATTGACACGGACAACGGTCTTGTCAATTACTACATCTGGAATCTTTTCCAAATTCTGCGTTGCCTTGGAAATAATTTCTAGATCTTCTTCTTTGGAATGATCTTCTTTCACAGTCGGCTGGGCAGGAATTACTTCTGCAACAGCTGGCTCTACTGGCTCCACTTTATTCTGGGAGACTTTAACATTTGGGCCATAACCATATTCCCACTCAATGACCGTTGACGGGAACTTTTCGACATATGCTTTGATGCGAGCATCCAGCTGTTCATCGCGACGCTGTGTATTGGTATCCGACGCAATTGCGAAAATAGCAGCATGTTCTGCCGGATCTTCAATTGCAAGTTTCACAATATGAAGTCTCTTCTTTGATGCTTCAATTGCCTGCGTCTTAATCATAAGATCGTCAACAGCAGCAGCTCCATCCTCAACAGCATGATCTTCTGCAACGTCCCGAAGTGTCGTATCTTCCTTCTCAACATATTTATCTTTGTCAACCATAACGCCGAGAGAAGATCGATTGAGCTCTTCCAATGATTTCGTATCTTCTTCATCTGGCGTCCATTTGCTGGCACGATACACATCGCTTCCATCCGCTGTAACGAATTCATCTACATCATAATCGATATCGTCATCAAAAATATTTGTATTCTCATTCATGAATTTCACACTCCATCAATTACTTGATTCTTCCTATGAATTAAAAACACTGTAACTTGTGCATATCATTTATAGTAATTCATCATCCAAATCATATAATTGAAAACACCGCGTGTATAATTGATGATTGTACCTTTATTTGAATATGAATCCGTAATATGAATGATATCATTCATCCAATAATCAACGATTGCTCTCAATTCAATGTACAGTTCATCTTTTGAACTTGCAATGGAACGATAAAGTGCCAATCCATATGAAATAAATTCGCCTGAAACAATTTCCGTATTTCCAGTTTTACGAAAATATCCAATAACGACATTTTCAATGAATTTGTGAAGCTTGTTATTCTGATCGCTGTATATCTTGTTGAGATATGTCTCTAGTAGATCTTTATTTACGGAATTTGCTTCCGCATTGAATTTAACAAATGCTTTGTGAATAAAATTTGCCTGCATCTTCGCATAAATTTTATCAATCACGGCAGAGGTATTGGAATATTGACCGTCTACATTTGTCACATTTCCATTTGTATCAATTCCACTTTGTGCAACCAAAGTTCCATTACTTTGGATATTATCGAAATATACCTTTGCAATCTTCTTAATGGTTGCCTTTAACTGATTTCGAGCGCGGTAAAGAAAATCCATATACTGATAATCCATTTCCGTCGTTACACGATCTTTGCAAAGATTGACAACACCATTCATGTCATAGTAGAGCAATTCCAGAAGATTTGCCATCTTCTTAATCTTAAATTTCTGCGGCAGATGTTCGATCGTATAAATCATAACAGTTGGCTGTACTCCGGTTGGAAATGATTTTCTCAATAGAATAGGATATTCCGCAAATCCCAACATATATTTACATGCGGTCAACAAATCTTCGTATCCTTCTTTGATACATTCTGCAATCAATATTGCGATGAGTAGCTTATGCGGACCAGCTTTGATGATCTCCATATTCAATTGACCATCATATGCTTTGGCGGATACTTCCTTACATTCATTCTTCATGATATCTTCAGATAATCCGAAAAGTTCATAAATTGGTTCAAACTCATTCTTCCCAAAAAGAAATGAATAAATTGGTCCCTGTGCATACAGCTGTTCTGAATTTGTATCGATAAATCTACCTGTGAATTCAATAATCGCATTTCGATTCTTTGGAGATTTCAATACTTTATGTACGATGGGAACCAGAGTTTCTTTTAAATGATATGATACTTTTGCTGCCGATTCCAGGTATGCAATCTCGTCCGATAAACTTTGTTCATATGATTCAATCAAATATGTGCCTGACATAATAATCCTTCTTCCTATATGCTCATTACAAGTGAGTTGCAGGATATCATATCTTCTAAATAAATCAATATATATTATATTATTGATAGGAGGTATGCTGTATGGGTGACCTAGGATCAGACATTTTAATCGAATAACATAAAAGGGGTAATACTCCCCTTTTATTTTTTATTATATATTTTATTTTTATATGGAAAGGGGAAATAAAATTGAATACTGCGCTTCGTATCATTGAAGCGATATCATTTATCACACCAATCATTCTGTGTGGAGCAGTTGGTGCGGCAATTTTTTCAATGTTACGCGAAATATATAACACTGCGCATTCGCTGGATAAACCAAAAAAGAAAAAGGATGAATGATTTATGAAGATCTCATACATTCGGTTAGAAAATTTTGCAGGTATCTATGGTGGTACCAAAAAAGATTTTATTGAAATCGAATTTCCAAAAGATGCTCGACGAATTACATTGATCCAAGGTACCAACGCTTCAGGAAAGTCAGCCCTACTTAGTCAGATCCATCCATTTGCATATCCGCCTTCTATCGATGAACGATCCACACTAAACCTCATTCGTGAAGGAAAAGATGGGTATAAAGAAATTCATTACATCGTTGAAGATCATACTTTTGTTCTGAAGCATTACTATAAGAAGGGGAAATCTTCCTACACAGTAAAATCTTATATTCAAATGGATGGAGAAGAATTGAATGAAAATGGTAATGTAACATCCTTCAATCAATTAATCCAAATTCATTTTGGGCTACAGCAAGATATGATGCGGTTACTTCGGTTGGGATCTAATGTAAATTCATTTATCACATTAACACCTGCCCGGCGAAAGGAATATATCGGTTCACTGATTGATGAAATCGATATGTACCTCAAAGCATATAAAAAGGTGAATGATGATATCAAGGTGACCAAAGCGTTGCTAAATACAACCATTGGCTCCATGTATCAACTCCATGTACAGGATATTGTTGCCGAGAAATCTACGCTGAAAGATCTTTATAAAAGTGAGAAACGGTTATCCATTGATCGTGATACACTGTTACAGAAATTGAACTCCATCCGTGAATTGGAAAAGAAAAACAATATCGACGATTTGAAGTTACGAAAGCATGAATTGGAAACATCATTATTTGATATTTCGAATACGATTGATATGGTGAAGAAGAATCAATTGGAACATGTATCTGTTGATGATATGATTCAGAAACGCGGGATGAAGATCAATCGGAAGATCGAATTACAATCCCAAGTAAATTCATTAAAGCTTCAAATTGATCACTTATATCACCAGATTGAGCAAATGGAAATTTCCGTAAAACGAGTGTCATCGAATCAAGATATTCATTCAATGGAGCAAGCACTTGCATCGGTGCAACAGCAACTCCATCAGATTCCAGATGAGATCAAAAAGATGTCCGCATCAAAAATATCTTCGGGCGATCTGCAAGGGATCATTAGTCAGTTGGAATCTGCCAATCAAATCGTTCAAACATTGTATGGGTTCGGAAAAGAACCCATGCGTATTTATTTGAAACTCGCAGGAGATGGCGAATCCATTGATTTATGGCTGAAGAAACGAGCACAGGAACATTCTTCTTCCTTAAATGAAAAAGATATTCAACAGCTCATGTCTCAGGTATATAAAGATGATATGATCATCACGCCCAATTGTGCAGAAGAGTTTGTTGATTGCCCGTATTACCGATTGCATGAGATACTCCAAACATTGGAGAAGAAAGTCAACATCAATATTGATCCAGAGACATTACGGTATATTCAATCCATTTATCAAAATATGGATCGTATTCTGAATCAAATTGATTTGATCAAACAATGCAATCTTCCAGATAAATTGATGGATGGGTTACGATCGGTTTCCATTTACAAAAACTTATCCATGGAACTCCCAATCTTCGATCTGCAGCCATTACGAAACTATCTCTCCATCATACGAGAGCATGAATCGTATCTACAACTGGTAGATCATGAAAAACAAATCCAATTGCAGATCCAATCGTATCAGAATTCTGGCGTGTCTGGGTATCAAGATATGATTACATCCTGTCGAAATGATATTCAAACGCATAAAGATTCCATTGTTCGTTTACAAAAACAACTGGGAGATATGGATGAAGAATTATCTGTCATTGATTCCAATATTGGAATATTGACGAAATACCATGATGCATTAAAATATGAATCAACGGTCCGTGCATCATTGAAGGATATTGATCATGTGTTACTACCATTGGAATCTGCAACTGCTGATAAACAAATGTTTGAATGGGAGTTTCAGCAGAAGGACCAGGAGTTGAATCATCTCCGTGAAGAAATCAAAAATCAGGAAATGAAGATTCAACGATTCAAAGAATTATCAAAAGAAGAATCTAGTTTGAAAACAAAACTAGATCATCTTTCGATCATTCAAGAATCCGTGTCAACGAAAAAGGGAATTCCTGTCATATACATGAAGACATACCTTGGAAAAATTCAAGAGACAGCGAATCGGTTACTATCAATCATTTATGATGATCGATTCAAATTGGCAAACTTCAATGTGACGCAGGAAACATTTGAAATCCCATACATCAAAAATGGGACAAAGATTCCTGATGTACGATATGCTTCCCAATCGGAAATACCGTTGGCAACAATGGCACTATCCTTTGCAATTTCATCACGTATGTCTTCAAAGTATAACATCATCCTACTGGATGAAATGGATGCCGGATTCGATGAACAGAACCGTCAAGCATTCTTACAGATGCTGGATACACAGATCAAAATGTTAAATGCGGAACAGGTGTTTATCATCAGCCATAACATCAATAACATCATCGATATCCCGGTAGATGCAATTCGGATGTCCAATGATATTCCATTATCTAAACTTCAAAATATTATTTACGAATCTTAATGATAGATATATATTATTTAGATGGATGGAATCATTGTTTATGATATAAGGAGGAAACAAACATGCCTTGGATTCAGGAAGATCGTAACCCGGCAACCTACATCGGATCTATCTTCAATGATAGTATCCTGCCAACCTATGTTGGAATGAATGAATGGGTGAATATGGAAGATCGATATTCTTTCGATGGGGAACCGAAAGGAGATAATCCATACTTCGGAAAACCGCATAAAGCGGTGTTGATGGTGCAGATGGTGAATCAGATCAATAAGATGATTCACGAAGATAGGATTGAAGTTCCCAAACTTCCGGACTATACGCATCCGCCATTTTTCATCATCGAGTGTGATGAATATCCCATCGAGAAGCATGTCGCTCTCATCACTTCGAATCGGATGCAACCGATCGTGCATGAATTGCATACGCCAAAAGGAACATACGATGCATTCCGATTGGATGATGTGAAGTCGATTGATCTTACTGATCACCTCGATCATATCGATATGGTTGCAATCGGTCAAGTATCTGGACATATGTTCATTGAACTGGATGATGATGAAAAGGACATGATCGTCGATAAACTGTTCGATGATGTGAAAAGGTACTTTGAAGAACCCGTTGGCTGGAAGTAATATAAAGGAGGGGATGATCCCCTCCTTTATATTTTTTACAGAATTCCTCGAATCAGTTGATTGATGTGTGTCATATTTGCACCATTGGTGGATTTTGAATATTTTGTATTATTTGTCGAACGAAGCTTCATTGAATTGGAATTTGTACTTGATGCATCGGAAAGCATCTTTGTTGATTCGCCTGTATTTCCACTGATGGTACGAAGTTCTGAGAGCATCTGGTTTAGTAGATCTACCACTGCCCCATCACTCATTGGACCTTCTACCTTTTCTGGGAGAGACGGCGTTTCTGTAATCTTATGTTCCACCTTAACATCTTTGATTGGAGATGCATTTGGCGTGAATGTCGATTTACTATTCCGTCCAAACATATTGATGATTGCGTTTGCTTTCGCTCGCATGACATCTTCCGAATCATTAGCATAATCAATGCGATTGTATTCTGGAATTTGTTCTACGGGAACATGTGCAATCGATGCTTGGATTTCATCAATACCGCCACCAGAACCATATTTCTGCAATACACTTTGCGCGGTTGAAATACGAGTTGCAATGTGGTTGACATTTGGATCTTCATCCGGACCTTCGTAATTATCCATCCATGCTTTGGTCTTTGCATCAACACCAGCAGCATTCTTCATCATGGATATTGCGCCACCATAAGAACTCTTTGCTTCTTGATCAAAGAATTCAAGTTGTGCACCAAGATCACCAATGGAAGAGCCTTTGGATTTTACATAATCGAGAAGATTCTTTTTACGAGTTCCATATGTCCACTGTGCAAGTCCATAACCTGCAGAGTCTCCATCAAAGTTTCCATATGCACCAGAATCGACCTTTTGCGTATATGTATTATCATCCATGCCCAAAGAACGTTCATAATCGTTCTGTAGGTTTGTTGGGGAATAACCAGATTCTACTGCAAAGTTACCCATGATGGCAGCAGCATCTTCTTTGCTATATCCCGCTTTCGTTGTGAGATAGGTCCAGATATCTTTCTCATTCTCACCTGTAATTTCAGCAGCAGCTCCAGCTGCAACACTTGCGCCAGCTTTACCGCCAGCATTTCCAAGACTACCAACAAGACCACCAGTAAGACCATATAGCATTTTTTGACCAGCTTGCATGATCTGACCAACAATACTCGTTGCTCCAGAAGAACCTCCGCCAGAGGATCCCCCAACGCCGTTTGCAAATCCTTTTGCATTTGGATCGCCGGTCTTGATGATGTGTGCGGCATTCTGCCAATCACGTTCAGTCGCACGCTCAACAACCTTAAGTTCAGAGGAAGAGTTATCTACACCCCATGGAGCCCCATTTTTCATACCAGTATAAATACCAATATGATTGTTGTGATCCTCATCATCATCCGTCGGTCCAATTGGTGTAGAAGCCTGATCCCATGTAACTGCATCGCCTGGACTCAGGTTCGAACGATCGTATGGGAGGATTGGAATATTTGCTTTCGCCGCATTCTGTAGAATTCCGACAACGGAAACAACTCCGCTATCTTTCATCTGTTTCAAGAATGGGCTATAGTAGCTACCGATTTTACCGACAGCTTCAGCACAACCAACAGTTCCATTATCCATTCTTTTACCGAGCCATGCCTGTACACCTTGGCGCAATCCTTCTTCAACATTACCAGAAGCTCCGCCACCAGAAGAAGCAAGCTCTGCGTTGGTGTCGTCTTTAACCTCGCTTAGTGGTCCACCGGCTCTGCGTCGTGTAAATGGATTCACTGGATGACCGTTCTTCTCTACCTGATAATGGAGATGTGGTCCTGTTGATCCGCCAGTATTACCCATGCGACCAACAATGTTACCCTTATTTACTCTTGCACCTGGAGAAACACCTTGTGATGCAAGATGCATGTATTTGTATGTGTATCCGTCGTCTCCCTGGTATGTGACATAATTGCCACCACCACCATGTTCGTATCCAGAATCAACAACAGTACCCGATGAAGTTGCAACTGCTTCTGCAGTGGTTGCACCATTGGCTGGAATAATATCAACACCACGGTGCACAGTCCTCATTCCATGAATTGGATGGATGCGAGGACCATAATTGCTTGTGATAACACCAGCACTGGAGAGTGGGCCATTCACTTCATCCAGGCCCCCACCAGACGAGAAAGATCCTGTTACCGAGGCATATTTATCTTTTGCCCAATCCCCAAAACTATTGAATGCAAGTTTTGCGACATCAGTAATGGACAATTCCTTGAGGTCTTTGAACATCGTTCCAACTTTATCGAATAGATTACCAAGGCCTCCACCGACATACTGTAAGAACGTTTTATTCTCTTTGCCCCATGGCGTATAATCAGATAGTTTGAATTCTTTTATTGTGTCTACCCATTCACCAATCTTTTTCCCAATACGGTAAATCGATGCAATGGTATCATGAGTCACAACACGAATGCCAAGTGCGGGAACTTCCCATGGGCGGATATTGATAATGGACCCAATGAAATCATCTGAAACAAATTCATCGTAACTATCAAGCTTCCCACTAATTTGTTCCCCAGTATCACCAGACATCCAGTGATCAAAAAGTTCTTGGATGCCTCCACCAATCTTATGAACAACGGCTGAAATATTATGCATGGATGCACGAATTACTGGTCCCAATGCAATGGTACCAAGTTCAGAATCCCCATTCATAACTTTATCGTAGATATCAAGATCGAATTCATCGGGTGCTTTTTCAGATGCAGGTCCAAGGAATTCCTGAATATTTTTTGCAATATTCTCCATGGTTGGCATCATAAATTTACCCAACACACGAAGTGGATATAGTGGTAATGATAGAATCTTTGTAACAACTTCGCCCGCATGTTTCATGGATGGATCATCGATGAAATTCTTTACGGTAGAAATCGTTGAAGTGAAATCTTCTTTTGCTGTATCAACCACTGCACTACCAAATACAACGGCGGTATCTTTAATTCCGTATGCAACCTTACCAACTTTTGCAAGAAGTGTTGGGTTGACAAGATTATTGTATTCCTCAAGACTTAAATTGGTACCATTTTCATCATTGTATTTCCGAAGATCTGTTGCAAGTCGTTCACGTTTTTCACCAGAAGATTCCATACCACCTGCTTCTGCAATTGCATCATAGATGGTAATCGCAATGGTTTCGCGAACGCCTGGGTCAATGAAAATATCTGCAAGTTCAACGAGTGGAAGCATCGGAATTCCATTAAATATCGCACCTAGAATGCTCGCAATTGCATTCATCACAACATTTGTATCCTCTGAACGCACACGGAATAAGTTTGCAGTATCCATTGCTCCAGCAATACCACCAACCGTACCCATTGCAATATTTGCAAGACCAGCAGTTGCGGTACCACCTGCCGTATTTAAACCAGCAATGGTTAAACATCTACTAATGATTTTCGATGCGCGACTTCCTGCATTTGCAGCAAGCTTTGCTAGTTTAGCTGGAGTGATCCTCTTCAATGTTCCAGCAAGACTTTCCAGTACAGAATCGAGTTTAGTTTTGGATGAACCCATGAGCTCTTTCAACTGTTCACTGGATTTAAGTTTCTCAACGAGCTCACCAAACGCTTTCAACATTCCATCGACAAGTTTGTTGAGTCCACCTTGCTGAACAACTTCAACACCACCGACCTTAACTGCTCCTCGCATGGACCACATAGCACCTACTTGCGTTGCTGCTGCAGCTCCATTACCAAGCATATCAGAGCCGGTCATATTTGCAACGGTATCGCCAACTGCATTACCTGCCGATGCACCAATTGCAAATCCGGTGCCAAATTTTAGAACACCACGATTTACATTTGAAAGGGCATTGGCATATCTTGAATTTTTTGCAAAAAATTCAGATGCTTTACCCATGATCGGTAATCGTGCATTCTCTTGAACGAGACCGCCCAATCCACGCATCGTACCAGAATCCATGATGCGGTTTCCTTCTGCATCACGGTTTGTATGAGTTAATGAGAATGGACTAGAAACACGATCTGGATGATTTCCGCTTCCGCTACCATCAATTCCAAGAAGATCTTTAAAGAATTTGAATGCAGTATCCTTCATGAAGTTCCAAATACTACCGGCGACTTCTACAACTGTATTTTTGATCTTCTGCTTGGTTTCAGCATCAAGGACATTATCCCAAATTGCCTTTATTCCGGCAATCACTGCTCCGCCACCGAGAATCTTACTTATGATGCCACCATTTGTGAAGAAGTCAAGCATTTTCTCAAGGATGTTTTTTCCACCCTTGTCAGATTTCTTGTCTTTGTTCCAACGAAGAATCTTGGAAAGTGAACTCTTCATCTTTGAGAAGAAACCAGGACCACTTTCTCCCGTTGTAACATTATTAATTTCATTGATTTCGGTATCGGTAATTTCATCATTTGCACTGATGGTTTGAATTGCAGCACCCATCATTGCTTCTGACTGACGAGATCTTCCGGATGTATTATCTTTGATTCCTTCGAGTAGTTTAATCTGCTCTTGCATCAAGTCACGCTGTTGTTCTTCAATCGTAACTTGTTCTTCCATGTAACTTTGGACGTTTCGTTTCTTTCCAGAAGTAAGACTTGCTTGGAATGCACTATAACTATCATACTTGGAATCGTTCGTAATATTCTTACGGTCGGCTTGGCGTTCTCTTAACTTTGCTGCCATATCCTTTGTAGCAATCAGATTCGCAGCAGTACGGAGAATGCCTCCGCTTACTTCACCACTACCAGTAATCCCAAGACCAGCAACATTCGCCAAACCTTTTACCAGATTTCCTGGAACAGAAAGTAGACTTGTAAAACTACCCATCAATTTTCCACCAAGCCAGCGGAATAATTTTCCAAAGGTAGAATCTGCTGCAGATTTTACACTGTCCACGATACGAGATTTGATCGCAAATCCAAGATCTGCAATTGGACCAAGAATATTCTTTCGGAGCTGCGTTGTAAAACGATCAAATACTTTACCGACCGCATATCGAACGGGATTGATGACAGAGTCCATTGCTTTTCCAAAGATACCCTTGGTGATGGTTTCTCCATCTTGATCCTTTTCACCGAAAAGAAATCTCTTTAATTTCTTTCCAATTCCCGCAGAATATAATCCAACTCCTGCAAGTGATCCTGCAAGTAGTCCAAGTGGTCCACCGAGGATTCCCAATCCAGCCATTGCACCAACCGAAGTCGTCAACAGCTTAGAGCGTTTCTCTTCTACAGACTGATCATCATCTGCATCGCTTTTCATTGTAAAGAATCCAGCAACACTCTTGAACCAATTCATGGTTCTACTCGATGCATTTCCAAATACATCCTGTATGCTATCCTTTACAAATCCAAACAATCCACCCTTATCGTTATCAGCAACTTTTTTAATGATTTTATTCCCATTCTGATCAACATCAGCATAGGAATATCCGGTACCAAACATTTTATGTTTGACATGACCCCATAGGTTGCCATACGAATCATTGATGGTTTTTGCTTGATCTTGTACCCATTTAAATCCAACAGATTGGACATCATGTGCGATATCCATAAAAGCAGCTTTCACATCATCTGGGTTCCCACTGAACATTGCGCGTGCAAAATTACCACCACGCATTTTTGCCCACTGTCCAAACTTCTGTGACTTCGATCCGCTCTTATACTCCGCAGATTCTTGTAATGCTTTCCATCCATCGTCATCGGTGCCGATATTTGCATTAAATGCTGCACCTGAATCAGAATCACTATCTGGGCTTTCACGGTAATCCACTGGAGCTCCCAGATTGCCCATCTTTTTGAACTGTTTCGTCCGAATATCCGCTGAACCAATCTGGAATACATTAATTCCTCGATTCAATCTCCGATAGATTTCATAGAGTACTGAGTTCGTATAAACAACACCAAATTTTGTACCACCGGATGCACGGGACTGGATATTAGAACCTTTTCCATAGGATTGGAGAATACGATTCCGATCACCATTTGGATCATCCTTAATAGATTCCAACCCATATTCATTATATCTTCTCGCATTATCTACAAATGCTGAAGCCGATTGATTTCGACCCATATTGGTACGCTGTGCCTGGATGATCAAATCCTGCGCATTCGTTCCACTGGTCAAATTCTTCATATTATCAATGAACCGATTAAGTTGTTGCAATTCCTTTTCAGAGAACTGAACGCCTCCAGTGAGTCGATTGATGTATGCAGCAGCACTGTCTCGATTGCGGAAGGATGCAATGTTTTTTCTAGCTTCTCCCGATGATGTTGTTTTTCCAATATCATCAATAATCAGATCATAAAGCATATTGGAGATTGTATCCGGAGGAAGACTTTTCTGAATACTTTTTGTAGCACTACTCAATGATGTCGTAATGGATTCCTGAATCGCTCTTGTGAAGTCATTCTGAATCTGATTGGCTCCGACAAATTTTCGATTCTGGTAATTGTATACTTGATTCTTACCGGTGATGGCATGTAAAATATCTTTTAGATATCCTGGGATAACATTAACAATTGCCTCTTTGGTAACGGAATCAAATGGAACTGATTTCAATTCCAATTGTTTCCTGGAAGTATCAGCTGCTTTCTTATCCGTGGCTTGGATGCCGAAAATCTTTCCCATGATTCCCATGAAACCATTTTGATCTTTTCGCTCACCCAACCGAATTAAGGAATCTACCAATACGCTATTGATTGCATCATCCAGCGCATTCATATTTTTCTTTAGATTTGGAGCAGCTTTATCCATGCCCATTGAAAATAGCATGGATATGATTGCATCGGGTCCAGCAGCTTTTCCCAAACCCAACATTGTCGAAGCCAGACCAAGTGCAGGTCCAAGCTGACTGTTCTGAATATTTCCTTTGACAATATCTTTGTAATTTTTGAAAGAGAATTTTCCGTTAAAGATATCTTCTTTCGAATTCCCTTGCGCAGATGCAACGGTAGCTTCAATCAGCGTTGATGTATTCTTTGTCGTTACTTCAATCAACTGATCCAACTTTTCTTCAACGGATTTAAACCCTGCTGAAATTACAGCCGTCTGCTTATCTAAGGAAGCAAGGATATTTGCTGTTGTTTCAATCTGTGCTTCCATCAGCTTTGCTGAACTGGAGATTACGGATTTTGCAACCGTATTGGAACCTTTTTGGAATTCAGTAATTTCTGCCTCAGCAACGGTAGCGGTATCCGATGATTCAATCCCATCGAAGGATAATTGTGAATCAACATCAACACCGTCCAATGCATCAGATTCACTCATATACCATGCATGAATTTTATTTAACGTGCTTCCAGATTGACTCTTCATCCCACTGATCACATTTCGAATGGGCATGACGCTGTCATTCAATTCACGTTTCAGTATCGATAATTCGGATCGCGCAGAAGACGCAATGGAAGTCGTCTTTGGCATCAATTCTTGAATATAATCACCAGCTGCACCTCTGAGGTATTGCGCTGTTTTTTGAAAAAATTCAGGTCCAATTTTACTCGTTTTAACACCTATTGACGCACTCATATTTCTATCACACCTCACTTGTGCGGTTGGTATTCTTAACTAATTGGTCTGAAGGGGATATCGATCGAAATAAAAAATAAAGGAGGGGATCGATCCCCTCCCATTTCCATTACATCAATCCTTGTAAGTTTAATGGGAACTCCAGGAAACGTCGATTGTTTAATGCCGATAGTGATGCGACATCAATCTTATCAATCAATTGCGTTTGTATGTATTCACGGTCTCCATCCGTTAACATCTCTTCATGGGTATCCAACGACATGCATCGATAATTTTCCGAAATCATTTCAACATGCTTCTTTGGGAATATATCCATGATCGGAGTCAGCGAAGTATACTCCATGAGTATGGAACCGTTTTTCATCGATTCCTGTAGAAGTAAAATCATTTGATCCATTTTTAATTCACGAATCGTGTCGATGTTCCGATAATTATCTCCAATCGAAATCAGCAATAGCTGGTAGTATAACTTACTATGGAAGATGTTGATGATACTTCGATTCGGCTCATCATTTTTTAACAGATGTAGAATCATGGAATCAAGATCGGATATGATGGTACGAATTCCTTTATCACGACAAATATAGATGGGGGTAAAGTTCCCATCAAAATGATACAACGTATCAAATCGATCCGTCGTAATAATAACATTATTGTCTCCTTCCAATATTTTCGGAACAATGGATGCATCAAATCCTTTTGCTCGTACAAAGTATACATGATCAATGTATTGGCAAATCAATTCTACTTCTTTGATGATATTGCGTTTTACAATTTGCAGAATATCCCGATATTGCGGATTGTTGTTATATTTATTGAAGTAAAACTTTCGATAATACTTCTTATACGTCCGCATAATTTGCTTATCAGACGTTAGATCGGTATAATAAAAGAAGATCTTACAATCCTTCTGATGCTTCTTAAAATACATCCGATAATTTGCCGCAACATTTAGAATGGCAGATTCCATCTCCAGCACAAACTGTTGTTTGAAATTTACGATCGTTTGTAAGATGTTACGACGATGACTGAGATTATCTAGAATGGATTCAAAGTTAATAAATACATTCACACTGTTTGATTGGTCTGATAAAATTGGTGCAATGTGTCGATCCAACTCAACCCATTTAATCATCATACTTCCCGCGGTTGTCCCAATACCAGTATGATATTTTGCCTCCATAAAAACCACCCTTCATATGATTTCGGATACACGTTCGATCATGGATGCTGGTACCCCGAAATCATCCGCCTTCATATTTTGAAATACAACAATTTCATTATATAACCATCGATATTTTTTTACGGTCGATTTTACGTGCGATATTGTAATATTATTGTCGATATACAAATGGATATTTACATTCTCCCCATAAATTCCTTTATCAATTAAGAATGCAATCCCATCATCATAACGAGCCCCTAATGTTGCAATATACACACTATTCTCCATTTTGAAATTATGATACACCGAGATCAATGTAATGATCCCCTCGGCAATAAATATCGTAACTGGGTCTTCGGAGAATGGATCGACATCAGATCGGATGGTATATAAAATCTTATCTTCCGAATTATCCAATCGCTGTTTTAACCACGACATTGTTTTCGGATGATAAAATCGTGTCATCACCGATAACTGGTTTGTTGATAGGAAAGAGATTCCTTCCTCGGAAGAAACAATCTTGTGTTGCAATCGATTTGGTAGAAGGGATTTAAATTTCTCAACATCCCAAATGATTTTAAATTTGGACAATTCGTCAACATCAAATGGAATTCCCAATCTCTGTTGCAAATATTCATATTGCTTTCCTTTATATGGGGCACCAACATCAATATTGGAACTTTTTCGATAGGAGGATAATTTGTTATGTCTCCTTACTTCTGCAATTCCTCCAACTGTATTTGGATCGATATCCATTAACTTTAAGAATTCTTCATCCACAACACCCTTTGCTTGGCAATTTGCTTTAAAGCAATAATATAGTATTGGGGTCAATGGATCCATTTCACACTTCAGGTACATATGCCCTGTATTCATATCTTTCTGACTATCGCCACAGAATGGACACCGCATTCGATAACGAATCGGTGACACCTTTTTAAAGAAGATGCTCTTCTCCCGAATTGCATCGAGTATTTTTATTTTATCCACAGTAACATCTCCAATATAAACCTCTATTACAGAAAGAATATATAAATTATATATTTTATAAGTAATATCGTATAGTTTAAAAACCTTAAGGGAGGATTTTTAACAATGAAACAGATTACTCTTATCGGTATCGGGAACTGCGGTTCTCAGACAGTTGCGCTTGCAGAGGAGAAGTATCCAGAGCTCTTTGATTGTGTATATATTAACACATCAGAGAGTGATCTTGGAATGGTAAATTCGGAATCGCTCAAAATCAAAATCGGTGAGAATGATGAAGTCTACGGTTCTGGAAAGAATCGGAATAAGATGAAAGCATTCCTACGGGAAGACATCAAGAAGGTTCTCACCAATGAAGATCTGATCGAATGCATTCGTGACAAAAAGTATGTATTCATCATTTCGTCCTGTGCAGGTGGCACTGGTTCTGGCGCATCCCCTGCGATGTTCGAAATGCTGCGGACGCGCTTCGTTGATCCCCAGTTCGTTCTCGTCGGTGTACTTCCGAAGCTCCATGATTCCATGTCCGATCAGGGAAATTCTCTGGAGTATCTGAATGAGCTCTATGATACTCTTGGGAATGATACCACGTATATGATTTACGATAACGATACCGTATCTCATATGTCGCCGACACGTGCGCTTGAAGTTGTCAATGAGAATATCATTGAAGACATTCGCATCATCACCGGAATTGATAACTTCCCGACCAAGTATGAGTCCATCGATTCTGCTGATATGGAATCCCTGATTCGTACGCCTGGTCGTCTGATTGTTGCGCGCATTAAGTCGGGCCTCTCAGAAAAGGAGATGGAAGAGAATCATTTCGATGAGAAATTGATCAAGTCGATTAAGAGTTCCGCGCATGCAGAAACGGATCGCAACAAGAGAGTTGTCCGTTGGGGTATCATCACGCATCTGACAGAACAGGTCAACGCTTTGTATGATCCTAAACTGGAAAAGCTGGTTGAGTTTATTGGAACGCCACAGGAGCGTTTCAATCACAACTCCGTGCATGAAGCACCCGAATCGCAGAATTTCATCTATCTGATTGCAGCAGGTCTTTCCCCAATCAATGACCGTGCAAAGAAGATGAGTGATCGTGTCCGTGAACTCAAGGAAGCACTTGCAAAGGATGATACGAATACGTATCGTCTTTCTGATGACTCGGCGGTCAACGATGCACTCGAGATTCGTAAGAATACGAATGAGCGGATCAACCTTGAAAAGTTCAATCCGGAATCCATCATGGATAAGTTCATGAAGTAAACGATTAATTGTTTCAATGGAGAAGGAGGAATTCCTCCTTCTCCTTTTATTTTATATTGATGGAGGTTTTCATGCTACCAGCCATATTACCTTACTTGAAAGCAACATTCATTGCAAAATTGGGGAATACGGTGATTCGTCCGGCGAATGAACTTGTGGATGGTGCAATTACCGAAGCATCGACAACATTCTTCTCCAATATCATTCGAAAAATCAAAGGAAAATATCAGCGCGTTATTACGATTCAAATCACGAATCGATCCCAACAGTGGATGGAAGATGCGCTCTATAAAATCCTTGCGAAGTACAATGATTTGGAACGACTTCCGCATGTTGAGCTGTACCACAAGTATGATGCAATCACACGAAAAAATATATTGGCGGTTCGACTGCCAAATGGTTGTACGAAGTTAAAGTATCGCAATTACGAATTGATGGTTGTTGTGAATTCGCAACCGCAATCGCAGTCAAGCTATTCCCCTCGCAATATTACACCGACCGTATACACCATCGTCACATACAATCTATCGAAAAATTTCATCCGCATGTTTGAAGCCGATATGGGAAAATATGCAGATGTGATTGATCGAATGGATCCTGACAGCAAAGACATTCTTTGCTTCTCAGATGAATATGATGGGGATGGGTTATGGATTTCTCGTAATGGAAAATTCCGAAAGCGAATGCGCGATACACTTTTCCTGCCAAGAGATATCAAAGATACCATCTTCAATACAGTAGAAGAATTTCTTCAGAACCGTGAACTATATTCCCAATATGGGATTCCATGGAATCTGAAAATTCTACTTCATGGAAAACCAGGAACGGGAAAAAGTACCATTGCAAGAGTAATTGCATCCGAATTCAATCGATCATTTCTTACGGCAAGAGGAATTGATAGTGGAAAACATATTCCAAATACCATTAATCAGGTATCCTTCATGCCCGTCTGTCCGGATCCATTGATTTCCATTTCTGACATTGATAAGTATCCGGCATTAATCAATGATACGGATATTGATACCAATGACAAAGATCAATCGGAACTCAAATTGAGTAATAAGGAAACCTTTGGACAGATGATCAATGCACTCGATGGTTCCGTCAATGGAGAAGGAAAGATCATCATTATGGACACCAATCATATTGATAAATTCTCTCCGACATTCCTGAGACCTGGACGTGTTGATCTGGTCATTGAAATTCCTCCAGTGAATGAAGAGACGTTCAGTGAGTATATGTATCATACGTACCACAAAGAACTTCCGAAAAAGTTTAAACTGAAAAAGATGAAAAATGATTTAACAATTCCACAACTTCAGTTTGATACCCTTTTCGGAAAACTCACATTTGAGGAAATGTCGAAGAAGTATCTTGCATAACAAATAACGATGAAGAGGGTTTAAACCCTCTTCATTTTTTTATTAAAAATGATATTAAAAAGTGACAACATATTCAATCGAGAGTTCTAAGTAAAAAAATTTTCTCCAAAAAAATTTTCTCAAATTTTCAATTATATAATATAACAATAGTTATATTGTTATATGACTATCAGTCTGTTAAGACTGATCAGTCATATAATGAACTACTAACTGTTCGGTTAGAGATTCCAATCTCTAACACTCACAGTGGTAGAACGTTGTTCAATATAACTATTGTTAATGAATCATGGGGATTATGCTTTAAAAACATGAAATTCTAAAAATATAACAAAATAAGCATAATCTCCATGATAATAATAAAATACAAAATGAATTTCAAATATTTTTTTATATCATTTTATATTCATTCAAATTACATTCAAAAATATCTTTCATTATCATTTTCAATTACATTCAATTATTCTCATTCCAATATTATGTTTCATTTCAATCATCATCGACGAGTATACTCCAGTATACGAAGTTCGATGTCAACAGCACGCAGAGAACCGATATGCTCGCAAGAGCATCCTGTCTCGGTTCGCGGAGTGATGTTCCGTCAGGATGGGTATGTTTTAAAGGAACAGGTGAGGGTTGAAAAGCCTCACTTCGGAGTAGAGCGACGAAGCTAGCCTGTGAACTTCTAAAACATTTGCAACGGTTAAAGAAAAAGAATCGGGAAAGGGTGCCGCCGCGCGGCTGCCCTTCCCTTTTCTATCATAGTTTACTTACTTTTTCTTCCAATGCAGCAACTTTCTTGGACAACGTTGAAACCATTTCGCTCATACGCGTATTCTCATTCTTAATGGTCATATAATTCGTCATGAGCATGTCTACATTTGTTTTGATGGCAGCAACTGTTGCTGTTGCCTGATGAATCTCATTCAATCCTGCAATAAAATCATTCTGGGAAACAGCATTCTCCAATGTATTAGTAAGTTGCTGAACCTTTCCTTTGAGCTCATTGCAAATGGATGATACTTCATTGATTTTATCATTCTGATTCTCCGTTCGGAGTTTAATCTCCGTGGATAGATTTCTTTCCACATCAGCAATCTTCATTGTAAATTGTTTGGTTTGAACATAATCCAACAGAGATGATTTCAGTTCATTCAATTTTGTGTGAAGTGCACTGGGAAGGTCATCCATCGTTATATTTGTTCCGCCCGTAATACGGCCAGATGAATTGAACGTGATTTTTGTAAATGTACCTGGCGTAACATCTGATGTTGTTCCCTGTACCATTTTCAATTCATCAATGGATTTTTTAATCCCATCAATGCGTTCATCCAATCCAATGATATTGGTTGATGGAAGTGCTGGGATATCGGATGCTTCCAATTCCAATCCGGATAAAATTTCACCATATTTATTGTAAGATACTTTGCATGCAGTTCCGCCAGTCCCAATGTTATTTCTGGCTTCATTTTCCGATGATATGTTTTCTTTTCCTGCAAGTGCTTTGAGTAGTCCATCCACTTGTTCCATTGGGATGATTGGAATGTCTGATGGTTTTAATGACTCTCCACCGGTTACCAATCCAAATTTATTGACGCTTACTTTGACTGCGGTCTGTGGACGAATCAGTCGTTCCCATGAAATGTTATTGGATGTATTCAGTGTGAGTTTTGTAATCTCGGATTCAATTGTTTTCATGCGAGATTTTAAATCTCTAATATCTGCTTCTGTTGCATTCATAATGGGTAATGTCTCCCTTCTCAATAGCGTATTCGATTAATACAAAGTTGCCAATGGAAATAATGGTGATATTCGACCTTATTTATAAATTGAACCGAGTTTCCTATAGGAGAGATGAATATGAATGAACATACACGAAATCCATTCGATCCATCTTGGTATCGTGATGTTTTCGATGATTACGATGACATCGATACGATTAATAAAAAGATTGAACAGATGGTCGATGGGTTGTATAAATTCCCGGATGCAGACGGGAGTCGCTCCTCTGAAATATACAAACATTATATGACCTCCAACTCGTTTGTTCCACATGCTGTGCGGGATACGTTGAAGGAAGTATATTCCAATACGACGTATAAATTGAAAGCATCGAATCACGATGAAGTTCAGTTTCGGAGTTGGCGGTTCCGTTTCGATGAGATCACGTATGTATCGAACAGTGATCTTTGTGAGATTCGACTGGTTGGTCCCAATGTAATGCATCCAGAAAATCGAGATAAATACAAACGATCACAGCTGTATCGAAAGTGGATTACGATTCAAGAATTACTCAATCATTACGACATTTTTGGATTTGATATCAAAATGTTTATCAATCAGCGAATCTGTCGTGATTATGAGTTCCATTTCGATGATCATGAAACAAAGATTCGATTCTCCCATAATAAAGTATGGAAGGATTTGAATCATGAGATTCTCATCTACAAATATCCCATTCAGTATGCTGCCACATTGGAAGTTACAGAGAAATTATATAATCATATTTGGAATAAGGTAATACCGTTTTCCGAATTCAAGGATCAGAAAATCATTGGGAAGAAACATGCCATCATTTCATACCATCGACGGAAGGATGAGCGTATCCGTAATGTTGATTTCATTGATGATAATTTGGAATTTCATCAAATCACACAAGACGGCATTGATATTTCCACCATTTCTGCATATAATAAAAATTTGATTGATACGGCGATTTTGAAACCTATTGATATCTTTATCACGGTTCCAAAATACATGCATGAGTATCCGTTCCCCATTGTAACTGATCATCTATATCGCCCATATAAGCCGGATACCAATCAAGTATTCATTGATCAATATAATCGTATTCGGAAAGTAAAAACAAATCCGGCGCTCCATTCCAATGTTTATTATGATCAGAATGGATTGCAGGTTGAAGATAAATACTGGGTAGATGTATTACGCCCTCTGGTATTATTGGATGCATATAAGAAGGCATCGGATGCAACCATTTCACATGATAAAAAATACAAACAGAAATTGATGGACATTCGAGATGCATCAACGTCGTCGGCAAATGTGGTTGAAGTATTCCGTCGATATATTGATAAGGGTTTGGTTGAGAAAGCGCAATTCTTCGAATACCTTGAATCTTGCCATAAAACGCTGGAAGTTCTTTACAATCATTATACAGAATTCCTGGAATCGACCACGAAGGAATATGAAGAATATGATTCCATTTACCAGCATGAATACAAGACGGCATATGAGGACATCAAACAGAATGCAATTCGAAGTGAATGGTTAAAGCCGACACGAAATTTCCAAAATACATATTGGAAAGTTGCATCGAAACTCATTTACATTCCACGACGATTGGTCGATCTTTATACAACTCTGTATCTGTCCGAAGGAATGAAGAATCAAACCCTGTTAAAGGAATCCTATCCAGAAGATTCCATTCGATTCCAACGTCCGATTGATGTTACAGATTTTTGGACATTCTGTTATGATAAGCAAGATAAAGTATGGAGACCATACATGCTGTCGTGCGAACATCGATACCCGGATGTATATTTATTCCATGATGATGAAAATGATCCAGATAAAATCTTTCGCGTACTATTCTTTTATTCGGACAGCATCAACGTCCGGAATGAAGTATCTCCATATCAATATCCAGTTGCCGATTGGATGAAGGATACGGAAAAGTTTACGTTGGATCCGCAGGGATCATATCACGATATTTTCATCGAGAAGATGTATTGGTCTGCGCTCCATAATATTTATTCTGGATTGCTTTATACAGATTACCGATGGGAACTGATCGAGTATGTGATGGAGAATCCATCCTATGATCGTTTTAACAAATTATTCCTACAGAGTATGGATCCATATTTCAAACTATCCATTGCATCCTATATAAAGGAAGGAAATCTAAATTTTCCATTTGATGCGGCCATTGCAAAAATAAAAGAATCGTTCCAGTTGGATCATCTTGGATATGCAAAGGTAAACAACTACGAACGATATCTGCATCATTCATACAAACCTTCCTATTACGATTACAAACTTGAGATTACAGATGATTTCAAATTTGATGAAAAGGATATCATTCATCGTCCACCATCCAGTTTCGACCTACGGAAAGTATTCTACATTTTAGACGAAACGATTGGTTCATTGACGAACATGAGTCAAGATTCATTGATCCGATTAAATCAGATTCTATCAAATCTTGGAAAGGAACGCTACAATCTCAATCGATCCTATTTTCAACACGGATTGGATGATTTGAATAATCTCCTTGGGCATGTGAATCAAACCAACAAAATGTTGTCCGAGATTGATGTATACGCAGATGGGATTGACGTATATCTCCGCGCATCCACATATCTATCCGAATTCAGTAATATTCTGAAACAGGTTGGTATGGATAATGAAATCATCGATAATGACATCAAGGAGAATAACATTCATCATATTAAAACGCTGGCATTGACACATATCGATTATCTTTACCAGCGCATTCTTCCGTATGTGTATAATGTTTTTGATCGGATGATTTCATTTGAAACAAAAACATTCATGGATCATGTCAATGATCTTACAACCTTATTCCGTTTTGATAAGATCAACGAGAAAGACGATAGTCTTATTTATAAAATCAACCAATTTAATGACCCATGGAGCGTTGCGGTGAAACGCGCCCGCAATAGGCTATTTCAATCCACATCAAAAATGTATGGATTATTTGATACAACCGCTCCATTTACATCACAAGGATTGGCTGATTTCCAAAATATACTCACAGACATTCTTTCCGATGTAATGAATCTCCGACACGAGTGTATTGCATTCTGGAACAATCGGAATGTGCCGCAAGATAAAGAGATCATTTCTCGTCTGGATTATGCATCCGAATTGATTCCAAAATTAAAACGCAACTTGTCGGAATATATGGAGCAACATAATGCGCTCATGGAATATGTGAAGAAGGTTGAGAAACAGATTCAGGAACTTCAGAGTCACTATCTGACACCGGCAGACAAAATTTATTTGGACCGCATTGTCAAACTACTCAATCTTCTTGTCACAAATGTTTCATACATCAATGATACTTCTGGGAAGCGGAAGAAAGAGATTGAACAATCAATCCGCGAACTATTGGAAGTGACTGCACGATGGATTCGGTCTATTCAGAAGGAGCAAGAATTCTTCCAATCGTTACAAGATTTTTCAGATGGATTTAATACGCTATTCAAGTATATCAAGCAGCAGGGGATTGTCATCAATCACATTTGTACCTACATCAATACACTTGAGATTGCGTATGTTCCAGATAAGTCGGTCCCATCCTATACGAAACTGTACCAATGCAATGACGTCGATGTCAAGTACCCGGGTCATTTTTACGAAACAGATGATTTGATCATTGGGAAACATTTGGGCGGTTATCGCGTGTCTGCGACAGATGGAAGCGTGACATCCATCACAAAGGACAAATCCTATTACAATAAAACATTTACAAATCCAGATGATATTTACAACTATACGGGTGCAATTTCAAATAACCATGGATTTGGTTTACGTATTCATCCAAAAGAGTCGAAGCAGACAAACATCATTATGGAATCTCTTCTGGATAAATATATTACACAGGGGAAAATTCTTCTGGAATATATTGCGAATAGCAGTAGGAATATCAATGCATTTCAGAATACATTGGATGAACGAATCCTTGAACGATGCGCTGCTCTTTTTGAAGATTATGATAAATTCGTTGAGAAGTTCCGTGGGAATATCAAGGAAGCTACATCGAATGTTGTCAAGGGTTGTTATGATAGCATTGCCCAATCGGTAGATAAGTTCCGAGAGGGGATGGCACTTCGTGAACATATGAACCCGGTTCCGATCTATCAGATGGTAGAAGATCTACTCAATGGAAAGATTCCAATCGATGATCCAATTTTGCGGGATACGGCACAACACATTCGTGAAGTAAACCATTTGATGTATTATGCCAACGCCAACAAGACATCGAATTATACGTCTGAAGATTTGCATAAATACTGCTACGGGTTACGCGTACATATGCCCAAACTAAAACTTCAGGATCGAGAGCTTACGATAAATCAGGTGAATCTTGATCGTTCCGTATTGGATAAACTCGGTGGAACCGTCAATGTTTCAATCCATTTCAATTATACAAGTTATCGTGATTGGAATGCAAAAATTGATACAATCCTCAATCAAGTTCAGTTGATTGAAACATCATTGAATTCATATGATATGCTTGTGAAGCGAATGAGTTTCCCACTACGACTTCAACTGGAAGCGATTCAAAACATTGTCCTGCAGGATGATGTCTATTATCAAATTACCGAAACATATATTTCCGATCGCGGTAAAAATTATCGCTATGGAGATATTGTTGTGATCGAGAATCATAATCAGAAATATGCATTCATCGTAACACATGCAATCGATGGTCGCATTTACGAAGTAGAGCCAATCATGAATTACGCTCTAACAGATAAATTCTCCGGATTGTATTCTACGACAAACATCAACGGAAATGGCGAAGGATGTACCATCAAAGTTTATGTAAAACATGTCACATCCGATCATGTCCAAACATCCGATACTGGATATACGGCAAAACCAAACCAATATCAGGATCGCGATTTGTATTGCATTCGATTTGCAAATATCAAAGAGAATCCAAATGCATATGAGGTATTCATTGGAGGAAAACAGATTCGGGAATATTACAGCAAACGAATCCCAATGAATGAACACAAGACCCAGTATGCAGATGCATTGTATTTTGATATCAACATGTTAAATCATCTGAAGGATACCCATATTCATATCCCAGAAGAAAGCTACTACGTATATGGTGTTGAAGATGTTCGAATTTCTCGCCAAGGGAAAGGATATTTCAAAGGACAATCCATCCGCGTACGCAATGGGGATCATGACATCGAACTTTACGTGGCAGAATTGAATCATAATGTCTTTGGTGAAATTGCTGAAATTGCTCTTGCAAATTCCGTTTTGGTAAAGAATCCGATCAATCCATCCATAAAAGGGTTGGAAGTTATTCCATCTCGGATGAATAATATTGATGATGAATATCATGATGGGCTTCGTAGTGCAAATTATCAGTATGCGGACGATTTGGAATACAATAAGAACCATGCAACATACATCGGTTCGTCCATTCCAAAATCGAAAAAGAATATCTATACATTTGATGATGTTTCCATCGATAAAAACAATCTTCCATCGAATGGCGGAGCAGTCAATGTTTCAATGAAACTCAAACATGAGATGAAAGTCCATACCTATCCTCGGCATGAACGAATCAAGTGGGTTGTTCCTGAAACCGATCCATTCATTCCACACATCGATATCATCCCAACCGTGTATCCAGAAATAACGGTTGATACAAACCCAAAGAGTACCAATATTACACTTCCATCAACTGGAGGAAATGTTTCGTTTCAACTAAACATCCCACCACTTCATGTTGGATATCATAATACATCGGTAACAACAAATCCTCCCTTAGATAACAACATTGTGATCCCAGGAGGAAAAGTTGATGTTCATATCTCGATACCAAAACCGGAATACTTCAATGATATTCGTCTATTGACGGATAATCCGCAACCAAAGAATGAATTCAAATCTGTACATCGGACCAATATGCACTGTGCAATCAGTCATAAATTTATCGTTGCGGAATTTGAAGTGGATGCGGTTGAAAATCTTTTCAAGAATATTGCAGATGCGAACATTGGTATTGGTGATCGAGTCGCAGTCAAAGCAGATAAGAATCACTATTATCATCGTACCATTTACACCGTTGATTCGATTTACATCAATGGAGATATTGTCTATGCCGAGCCATTCATCAACGACCGTGAATGGAATGAATTCCATATCCTTTGGAATCACATCGAATATGATCCGGTATATAAGGATGGAATCAAAAAGACATATGGATACATTGATCACATTACGAAGGATGATCTCGGTGTATATAACTGGACTCTTCATCGGTGGGAGAACATTTCCGACGATCATCGTTGGAAGTTAGAGGTTGTCGATGATCCATCTCCAGATAAACACGGATTCAAGCTGATATACTTGGAAAAAGAGTGTCATGATTATTCCATGGAACTGTTTATCTTCAAATCATCGGATACGCAATTCAGAAATTCACTGCTGCCAGAAAATGCAATCGTTGATGTTTATTATCAAATGATTGACGCTGTTCACATTCCGCAGCAGGATTATTATGTGAATACGGGACGAAATATAATTGTTCGGAAACTATTCCCATATCATTATGAAAAGACATTCAAAAATATTTCCAATAAAAATCACGTAATGACGGTAGATCTAAATCCGGAACATCTGCGAACGGGACATATCCTCTTGCAAGATGTGAAGTTGAAGAATCTATCTACAAATCAATTTGAAGATATTTTTGATGTATCAAAGTTTTTAATTCGATTCAAAGATAAGAAATCGAAGGATATCAGTGAGGAAATCAATACATATGTCCAAGATACCAGTATCATTTCTGAAGGGAATGGGTTCAATGATGGATTGGTCTATGCATACAACCGTGCATTCAACATCTATCTGACTGGATCTGTTACAACAAATGATGGGAAGGTTGCAACATTCAAACCGATTCATGCATCTATGTACCCAAATTATGATGGGATTACAACCGTTCAATTCCATGTATATCAGACAGATATGCAGGATACAAATGATATGGCAATCATTAATATTGTCTTCAACCGTGTTCGGGAAACAACTTCAAATGAAGGATACATCTATAATGTATCCAATCCATATGCACCACTCCCACATACATTCGAAATTATTCCGCTATACAATTTCAAAAAATCAATCGATTATCAAATTACCATCGGAAAACAGATTGCATCGCATCAGAATTTGACATGGGAAGATAAAGTCTATCCAATGGTCGTCCTTTCCAACATTCGAGTAGATGCATCGCATATCTATCTGATTGGGAAAAATGGTCGACTTCCACAAATCAACCCATCGACGAAAGAGCCCACATTCTATGCAAAGGAAACAGAACGTGGGACAGAAGTTACGATCAATGATACGATGCCCAAGGGAACCTGGATTGATATCCGCATTCTTCCGTACGCGGTCCGCTCGGTATTCACATTACATCGAATTCCAAAAGAAGGATATCTTGATTTGGCAGGAGTATTAAATAAACCATTGAGCAAGAAGTATTATGAATTCTGGGTCAATGGGAAATTGATGGATGATGAAGTGACCATTATCACACCAACAAAAGTATTCCTCCATGGATTGACTTCATTGATGAATCTTGAAATTCTTGAAATCGACCGTGACTACCACGAAAGACTTTCCGATGCATATGTTTACAATTATGATGAAAATCATATGGCCTATAATTTTAATACATACTTGGATGACGTTCTGGACGGAGACCTTACCGACCATTATACGTTGAACGAGCAGAAAACGCTGATTTACCCAGTATGGCCACAGGTATCTCCCGATAATGAAAATTACCGGAGATATCCGCCGAACATGGATACGGAACCATCTGTATTCGATTACGTGAAAGATCGAAATACAGTTCCCAATGGATTGTACAAACATATGATTTCAGATGATATTCCATCGTTGAATGGAGTCTATCTGAATAACAAAAATATGCGTTGGTCCTCTTTTGGTATGAGGCGCATTTCCGATATTGATATCGTGAACATGTTTAACCATACCTGGGAAGATGAGATTCATCAGAATCCATATCTCCATACGCATCGTGTATTGTCTACACATGATTGGTATGGTCGTGCAGTTATTCTTTACGATGTTAATGGGAATCGATTGGATGTTCCGACCGATGAAACCTATACGGTGAAATCGCCAGAACAGATTGCATTCAATACAAAAACAAAATTAACTTCCATTACAAAATAATATTACAAATGGGAGGGGAATGTTCCCCTCCCATTATATTTTTTGAAATTATATATTCTTATTGCAGAGATACTTATCGTTGTATCTCCCAAACATCCAATTTTCCTCTATAGTGAACCTGCTGGAATATAGACACTTCATCTGTACGACTTCAACCCATTCAACAAGCGTTATCCTCCTCCCAGCAAGGTTTGCGGGAGGGATGTCTCGACTGCAAGGTATGGCATCCCTCTTCTTTTTTATTTAAAATTTCACTTAAGCTTTAAATTATTTCGGGATTTTCTTTTTAGATATATATTGTTTTGATAAATGATAATGATGGAGGAGAATATAATCATGGCTAAAAAAGAGACCGTAGAAGAGAAAAGATTTAACCCTCTTCTTTCCGCATTGAAAGAAAATGATAAAAAGAATCTCTTCAAAACGAATCTGATTACAGCATTCCATAAAACGGGATTCCATCTATATGATTACTATCTTGGATCATTGGTTAATATCCATGACAAGAAAGGAAATTTCATTCGACAGGAACCACGTGTTGGGCAGGCAGCTGGAACATTCAATATGTTTGTTGGCGGAAGTGGTTCCGGGAAAGCTCTTCCAAATAACACGATGATCCCAACTCCAATGGTGGATGGGCTGGGGTATATCAAGATGGGGGATATCGCCGTTGGCGATATTGTCTTTGGAGATGATGGAAGACCAACAGAGGTTATTGGTGTATATCCGCAAGGGAAAAAGAAATGTTATAAAATGTATTTCCATGATGGTCGTACTGCAATTTCATCTGAGGACCATCTTTGGAATGTAATCGGTGCGGAGAAAAAACAATATACGTTTGATACGAAGAAAATTTATGATCTCGTAACCAATCACAATAGGTGTATCATTCCTGTTACAAGTGCACCGGTCCAGTATAAACAAAGTCAAACGGGAATACGACCATATACGTTAGGCGCATTTATGGCACTCGGACAATCAATTTTTACGCAGGAATATCTCCAGATCGATTCATTGAATACCAGTTGCAATATCACCACAATTGCCAATTATATTGCACATATTCAATCGTTGGAATTTGATTATTCAAGCTCGAATGCATTCATATTCCACTATCATCCAGACGGGAAAAAGCGTGTATCCACAAAAGAGTTCTTCCGTTATCTTCGATATCAATATCCGGGAAATGATAAATTTATCGGAATTCCATCCAAATACAAGTACAATGCCGTCGAAGATCGCCGTGCATTCATTCGTGGTATATTCGATGTTCGTGGAAAGATTAATGACCGAAATCTCGTTGAGCTTGAAATCCCAGAAGGTGAATATTGGGATGCATTCTTCCGCGATTTTAAGGAAATGATTTACTCCATGGGACTTCTTGCAAAGGTGGAACATGGTGACGTCAAACGATTGGTGGTTCAGATCCCATCGAACCGGCTGGCAGAATATTTCTTTGTCAATCAACTGTATGTGGATACGCGTGATCAAGGGGAACTGGTGAATGATATTATCGGACTCCAGATTATTTCAATGGAAGAACTTCCGGAAGAGATGGAATGCACATGCATTAAAGTTGCGAACAAATCAGAATTATTCTTGACGGAAGATTATATTGTAACCCACAATACAACGTTAGCCGTACAGATTGCAGCGAATATCATTCGACAATATAAAACGTCAACGGTCATTCATTTTGATTGTGAACAGCGCATTGATCTTTCGCGTATTCAGGTGATTTCAAAACTTCCTGCCTATTATTTTATGGAGGATGATGGTCCTGCTCGATACACGATTAAAGCAGGGGCTGTTGGACTGGATACGATGCAGGAAACAATTGTGCGATTGTTTGCTGCAAAAATGAAAATGAAGAATGAGATTACGGTGGATCTTGGGACGGTGGATGAATTTGGGAATCCCGTACGGATTATGGAACCAACCGTAATCATCATCGATTCAATCACCTCCGTTCTCAGTGAAACATTCTCCCCGGACAATGCAAAGGAAGTATCGGAAGCAGAAAAGCTGAGAGGGAATACAGAGGGAGCTCGCGACTCTAAATCATTGAAAGGATTCTTCAAAGATGTTCTCCCCCTCTGTAAAGAAGCAAACATCATTATCTTCGCAATCAATCATATCAATATGAATATGAGTATGAATGCGTTTACACCAGTTGCAAAGAAACAGAATTATCTGAAACAAGATGAGGTAATTCCTGGTGGTGTCAGTCTCATATATTACCCATTTAACATTGTGAAATTGATTGCAAAACCATCGGATGATTTTACAAAAGAGGGAGATGGATTCGATGGACATATGGTGATGGCAGAACCCATAAAGTCATCATCCAATCAGTCTGGTAATAATTCCAAGGGTGTATCATTTTCTCTTTGCTTCAGTTACAAAACTGGATTCGACCCGCTGCGATCATTGATCATCTATGGGCGTGAACGCGGAATCATCGAAGGTAATCGAAATCGTCTGAAGTTCAAAGATGACCCAGAGCACACATTCTCATTCAAAACCATCTATCCAGATATTGATGAGAAACCATTTATTATGGAAAACATTAAGAAATTTATCTTCCCTGCACTGAAAGATCATCTCAGTTATGTGGAGCCAAATGATGTAAAATTCCATAATGAATTGATGGAATACTGATATATCGCTAAAATCATATTTCCTTTGAATTTAATGATATATTATTACCATAGAGAAGAATAATAAATCTATCCAATAATATGGGAGGAATGCATCATGTTCAAGAAGATTGGAATCGCTGTCGTCGGAGCTGTTATTGGCGCGGGTGCGCTGTATGCGTACAACCGTTTCATCGGTGGTGCTTCGGCAGACGATTACATGGAGTACGACGATGATGTCGAGGACGAGGAGTCCACGACGGAGAAGTAAAAATGAGGAGGGGTTGAAACCCCTCCTTTATTTTTTATCAATTTTTCAATTTACTTTTTTCTCGAAGCGCAGTAGCCAAATCATTGATCGTATAATTTTCTTCCTTATTATTTTCAGATTCAATCTGATCTTTTACAGCATTCAATTCTTCATGCAATGCCATATAGATACCATACATAATTTCTTCATAGGTCGCATTATCAGTATGAATCCATTTAGAAATATACGATTTCATCTCTTCTCGTATTTTAGCATGCTTTGTATTCTCTGCAGCATCAATATTCAGTGCAAGATTATACAAAGACTGCATTGCTCCGCCATACGTTGTTTTTTCATCAGTGTTGCACATAATTTAATTCCTCCATTTATTCAGTGTGAAAAGTTATAACCCTCGTTACTGACGACCTATATTTTAATAATACGCCCTATAAGTTAGGAGTTGAAAATAGATGAAGATATCACTATTGGATCAACCGAAATTAATCGCGGTGAATAAATTGAAAGAAGTTACATCAGGAAAACTGATGTTGACAAAGATGCAATTCGATCCGAATGGATTGATGTCCAATGATATTTTTGGAATCTCGAAAGGAGATCGGAAAACGACATTCGCATACATCAATTTGAATATGCGATTCATTCATCCGCATATCTACAGCAATATACTTTCGCGCATGTTTACGGAAATCAAATACATCATTCCTGGGGTACGACGGTATGTCATTATCGATGGTAAGTTGAAAGAATCAGATGATGGATGGACGGGTCTCAAGGAATTATATAACCATTGGGATGAAATTAATTGGAGCAAACGATCATCCACAAATCAGACATCAATTAACATATTGAAGAAGACGCCGAAAGATATGATCTTTATCGATCGATTCGTGGTATGCCCACCAGCATATCGTGATATCATTCTATCTGGCACGCAGGATAATACCGATTATGTTTCTGAATTGAATACGATGTATCAGCAACTAATTCGTTTGACCTCTGAAATACCACAAGGCGGTATATTTGCATCATTGCAATATTCGCGCCAATATAAAATTCAGAATACCATTGTGAATATTTATAAATATTTCATTGGTCAGATGACGCAGAAGACAGGTCTGATCAAACAGTATCTCATCGGTAAACGAACGGACTACGGTGTGCGTTCAGTTATTACATCTGCACAATATAACACAGAACGAGCAGAAGATATGACGGTGGATTTTGAACATTCAGCACTACCGTTGTCACAAGCATGTTCATTATTCTATCCATTCATTGAAGCATGGTTGCATCATTTCTTCACACGTGAAATTATTAACTTTCCGGAACGCATTATGTTTATTGATGATGATGGGAATGTTGTCCGTGGTACATTAAAGGATCCGGAAACACAATTCACGGATAAGAAGATTAAAAAGATTATCAATAATTATATCTTTAATCCGGATGGACGATTTGATCCAATTACCATTCAATGTTATTTTGCGGATAACCCGGATAAGGTAGTCTCGCGTCATATTAAACTTGTTGGGAAATTTTCCAATACAAATCGTTCCGATAAAGCACCAATGACAGTGACCGAATTGTTATATCTTGCTGCCGTTGATGTTGCAGAGAAACGACATTTGATGATTTCTCGATACCCAGTTGGTACGGATAAGAATATTATCTTCACAAAGTGCCGTGTTGTAACAACAACGGAATCGACAAAGGCTGAATATAACGGTAAAGTGTATACCCATTGGCCAATCATTGATACGAATAGTTCCAAGAATGTTGGCTCTCAGTTCATCGATTCGTTATCTTTCCATAATACACACTTAGCAGGTATGGGTGGCGACTTTGATGGTGACCAGGTTTCTGTTCGTGGAATTTGGAGTAATGAAGCGAATGCGGAAGCAGATCAATTGATGAATGCAAAGATTGGTGCCCTTATCATCAATGGATCCAATCGAAAGTCTACTTCATATGAAGTGGTTGATGCATCGTATCAATTGACCAGAGATGGTAAAAATCCAAAACAAGTTTCTGCTGCAGATGTAGAAACTCTTTTAAAAGTCGATCCGACCAATATTACGAAATCAATGTTGGTAACCATGTTTGCAAATCGCGTCAATAATTCACAAAAACGATCGACCAAAATTATCAATCCCCGATATAATACATGGGATCGAATGACGGTTCCAAAGAATTATTTTTATCAAGGACAACCGGAAATCGAGACAACGATAGGACGGTTCATTTACAATAAATATATTTTTGCAAACGATGGAATTGTTCGCGATATGGGATATATCAATGAAGCCGTTGATAAAGATAAACATAACATGTATATCGATAAGCTTGGGAATCTTCTCCTCAACGATGTTATTGATAAAAAGAAGTTTGTCCATATTACCGATCGATGGAATTGGCTGTTATATACACTGGCTGGTATGCTTAATATTTCTTCTACACTCAAAACGATGAAACCTCTACCAAAAGTACAGAAGCGGAAAAAAGAGCTATACAAACAGTATGAGAAGGAGCTTGCTGCTGGTGATGTCGTTACCATGTCAAAGATTGAGAATGAACTTCTTGCACTTGCAAAGGAAGAGTTGAAGGATGATCCAGGATTCCAATCATACTTATCCGGAAATATCAACTTTGCAAACAATTACAAGAGCAATAATATTCTCAAAGGTCCTGTTTATAATGAGGATACCGGAAAGTTTGATTTCATTAAAACATCATTCAGTGATGGTCACGATATCAAGGATATTGCGATTCACTCCAATGGTATTTTGGCATCTCAGTATCCGGCATCCATTGCATTACGAGAAGCGGGATATACGGCGAAGAAACTCATTGCTCTTCTACAGATGAGTATCATCAACCAGGAAGTGGATGATTGTCATACGCATAAGTTGGTCCCAATCGTTATTACGAAATTTAATCGGAAAGATATGATGTGGACGTATATTGTCGAGAATGATAAACTCGTACTACTTACGCCAAAGACAATCGACGCATATATCGGGAAACTTGTTCATATGAGGAGCCCGCTCACATGTACTTGTAAGAAGGGTATCTGTAAAGTATGTGCAGGCGAGCTATTTCCAAAACTTGGTATTACAAATATTGGATCTTTTGCAGTGCAGGCATCGGATGTTATCCTGAATCAGTTCCTGAAATTGAAGCACGATGTATCCGTTAAGCTTTACCAAATCGATCCAAAAACATGTTTCTCTGATATCTGAATAAAATAAAGGAGGGGAACAATCCCCTCCTTTATTTTTAACCCAATACAACACCAAAGATTTCAAGTTCAATGTGAGAGATATCATTTGCATCCATGGGAATAACTCCATAGTCTTCAAATGATTTATCACCGACAATCTCAACGCCATTTAACGTTGGTTTGTCTGTCAGATCATGGTACGACGATGTCATTTGAATCACCCTTCATATCATCTTCATGAGAAGCATCGACCTTCATATCATATGGATTTGCATCATTCTTTTCACCAGGAGGAGTGTTGGTGCCATTTGCGCGTGCATTATATTCATCAATTGTCGTGTTGATGATATTATATGCCTTCCGTTTTACTTCATTCGGACTATTGAGAAGTTGCTGAAGAAGAGCATTTACACTATCACGATCTTCTTGGATACGCTTACGGAGCTGGGCAGGAAGCTTAGGATCTGCAAGTTCCTTATCATATTCCATGATGAGTGATTTGATGCGATGGATGATGGTTGCATGTTCCTCGTTCATGTCAGCCATATCAGCCATGCATGACAGAACGGAATTCTGGCGAAGATTTTCTAGATATGATAATGAGTATCCATCAACAGCCTCCATATCATCGCCAATCTTAACAAGACCAGAAATGAGATCTTTCCCAAGCCCATACATGCGCGGAATATTATCTGCAAATGCTTCAATGGAATTCGAATAATTCCATCCCTGATTTAGATTGAGCTGAGTTTCTGTTGACTTCTGAAGACGATCTTCATAATTCTTTGTACCACCAACCGCAGTGCGGAAGAGCATCACAAATGGTCCAAGAAGCGGAATGTCTTCCATATGGAGTTTAATCCAGCGATATACATGGTCATCGGTTGTTTTATTTCCAAGATAATTTACAAGCTCATTGGTTTCCTGATATCCGATGTCAACGAGTGCTGGGTCAAGATTGTGCCCGACTTCGTGCAGAATAATTGCAAGAAGTTCCCGAGAAGTGAGTGCGATGAATGCATGCGGATAAATTTCCATATGGAAATTCAGACTATGCGTAGAATCATAGAATCCGCCTTCTTCCGTAAGAAGCCCATCAATGTAATAACGTTGACCAGTATAGGTCCAAGCATTAACCATGCCATAGTCATATCCGTTCGCATCATTTTTTCCACGGTTGTAATTACCAACGCCTATAACCGTATACACGAAATCTAGGACGGTTGAATGGAACCCAAAAACACGATTAAATTCATTCTCAAGATCCTTGAATAGATCTGACATGGAAAGAATTTTTGGTTGAACGGTAATATAGAAATCTTTCCAGTCCTCAATCTTCGTCTGTTCCGGACGACGATATGCATTGATATCAACATCCTTTGAGAGACCTTCACGAATACGGTCAAACAGTGTAAGAATCTTATCAAGTTTCGCTGTCGCGCTATTTGAGAAAGACGCTTCACAAAATGGCATGCCTGCATAACTCATGGAATATGGCATTGGTTTCATAATAAATTGCTCCTTTACAAGTATGAGATCGGATTGGTACATATTAAAGATATGGTTTTTTGACGCTAATATAAAATGGCTAATTGAATATAAATGAAAATAGGTGATTGTAGTGGAAAAAATTACAAATCCGCTTGGAAATATTTTCAATTACCTCCAGGATATCATTCTATTTATGGAGGTAAAAGATAAAAAGATCGCAGATAAAGAAGAGACAAAGGAAACGAAACGAGATAGTGCTGTATGGTTGGCAGCAATGTCGCAGGAAGATGACTATCTTACCTATAAAGATTATTGGAAAACGTGGATGTTTCAAGATGTGTTGAATAATGTGAAATTATCCAACGTTGAATATTGGATGAATAATCCATTCAATGTCCCATTCGATTTTCGTGAATATCTCACACGAAAGTGTAGGGAAGTGGTGCTAAATACATATGATGAAGGTAATGCATATTATCGCACCAGAATCGGATTGCCTCCGTATGGATCAAATATAAAACATTTTCTTTCCAAAGAATTAGCAAAAGAATATGGTGTTACACCGGATACCCCAATTCATAAACTTCCATTGTATATCCAAAATAAATTTGTTTCAACAGAAGAGTATTTGGAACTAATGCTGAATCATCCAGACGATACCTATCTCGAATATATCGGTAAATATAAATGCGATCTGTTCCAGATGCGCCGCGCCAAGGATTATGAAATCATTCGTTATCCGAAAGACGATACAAGCATCAATGTCAACATTCTTCGTGAATTTGGATCATTGTATTCCGATTACCGAAAGTATGTTATGGAAACATTATATGTTCGCGGAGTAGAAGATGTGTATGAGAATTATCGCGAATATATGGGCTTGCTCATCATGATATTTACGCTGATGCAATTCGCGAATAAGAATATTGAATATTCTAATACATTAAATCCGATGGACGAATCGATGATGTATTTGATTCTATCGAAGTATGGAATTGATTCTGACATTCTTATTTCTGTATCGGAGCGTGCGAAGTTGGTCAACAATCTTCCGAAGCTCATTTATGAGAAAGGAACGTCGGAGGTATATCGGCAACTCATTAAACTTCTTGACTACCCAAAATCGACAACCGTTGAGAAGTTAATGATGAATAAAACGGATGGAACCATTACATTTCGGAATCTCCCACCAGAAGTTGATGACATCTATAACTCTGTCATTGATGCAGAAATACAAAGCTATGATAAGGTGACGGGGGCAGATGAGACATGGTGGGATACCAAAGAAGTTCGCGATATCTTGAAGGATTCAAAATTTTCGAATATTGAATCCAAATATATTGATATCAAAAGTTCCATTTCACAAACAGAAGCAATCTCAGAATTCATTCTATTCACAAAGATGGTGCTGGATCAAAAATCGATCACCAATAATATGTATGTATCGATTCCATCCATTTTTGGTGCCGAGGAGATACCGTTATATGATTGCATGATCTTTTTGGTATCGGCACTTTGTATGCGTATGGGAACGACCGGAAATATCATCCGGAACGATGAACGTTTGCTCTCTGTTGCAGGATTCAACTTTGATGCCGATACGGATGAGATTCAAAAATATTTGAAATCGCATAAGTTGCCTGATGAAACACGTATCATTGAACTTCTTCATGCAATTAATATTTCAAACATTGCTGATTTGGAATCAACATACGAATCTTCCATCCGAGCGTTACAGACCTATTTGATGAAGAAAATTTCCGCATCTTCTTCTCGAAATGAATATACAGTTTATTCCAATATATATAAGGCAATTTTCACATACGATATCAACAAAAATACGTTATTGGATGATTACCAAAAACCGGATGAAATCATCCAGGAGAAATATAACGTAACCGCAGAAGAATTGCAACAATTCAAGCATTTCTATCCGCGCACCATTACAGGAAAAGCGATTACCGTGGAAGGATTTAAAACCTCCCAATACAAAAATCCATTCCTTGCATATAAGAATGATGTGACTTGGCATATCGATCTTGGGAAGAAAGGAATTCTATATTTTCATGATATCTTAAATAGTCCTGATCTGCGCTATCTTAAGAATGAGAAAGATGAATATATCTTCCTCATCGATAAAGATACGGTAGATGAAGAGACGGTCCGATTGGCGATTCAGAAACTATCTGATCTAAGTTCAGATGAATTGAATCGAGCATTCTTCCAAATTGATACGGTTGTACTAGGAAAAGGTATTACCTACCCGAAGGAAAAGGAATTGCCGAAATCCATCCGAAATAAAATTTTCAAAGATATTCTAATCGATAAGCTCATTATGGATATCCTAGGATATGAAGAACCTCCTGTGTCTTATTCGGAATACCTTGATCGAAAAAATACAAAACTATATGATCTTCTTACGAAGGATGATCGTTTCCATAAAAATTATGATGCATGGTTAAATAATGTTTCAACCGTTCTTGTTGGTATTGAAAAATCGATTGGACTCCATGTAAAATATGTAGAAGAATATCTGGTTGGGAAAGATCTATTTTTTGCACCATTGGTCAAAGTAATCAATCGTTTCAAATCGGCATTTGTTACGATTAATAAAACATCGATTGAATACATCGTCGATGATAAAGTTGATATTGGAGGAAACCTAAACAGTCTCCATCTATTTGATGCATTCAACTTTACGGCCAACCTTGTATTTATGAATCAAAAAGGGACCAATGCGGAATTTGGACTCTATGATACCATTCATGCATCAAAGAGTCACCGTGTTGGACGAGACTCTTTTGGAATGCATGATGAAGTGATGTGTTACAAAAATAATGTATTGGTGTAATAAGAGAGGAGGGAATTCCCTCCTCTCTATTATAAATCATATGAACGTATCTTTATTCAGTTATATCGTTTCGGCAACTCATATGATAAGACAATTCATGAGTTAGGAGCTGATGATTATGGGAAGTTCGATTCTGCCCAAAACAAATAAATCGCAACCAAACGAAATTATCAATTATTTAGACCCAGATGGATTGCGTCAACTATTACGACAATTAAAACTCCATTTACAGTTAAAGCCAGATACGGATATTGATTTTTATGATAGTAAGAGCAATCATAAATTTACATCCGTATTGCATAACAAAGGTTCCTATCAGCGTATGGAAATTAAGACATATCCAGACAATGATGGATATGAAGGATATGCCGGAATCCATATTGATAGCGGAACATTTGGATTACAACATTTGCTGGAAGATTGGACGGAAACACAATCCAATGCCTCCAAACAGGAACATGTTAATCGGGTTCAAATTGGAGCAATGGCAAATATCCCATCCAAAGAAGGAAGTTATATTACAAAGGGAGAAATTGATACAAATTCTCATCGTCGTATTGCGGCAATATTATTCGACCCATACGATGGTCGTGCATATTTGTACTCCAATGACGATGCGCGTTACGTAAACAACCTTCATCGTTCCAAGGATACAAAACTTCCGGCTCGTACGGTAGCACGTATTGGGGATATCCCAACGCATCTTACTGATTTGGAAAATGATTTGGATTTTGTTGCCGATATTGATTATCATCATACCGATAATAATTTCACAAACTCCAATCGATATCTTGTCGATAATTTGGACGACCGTACATTTGTATACCCAGAAATTGCAAAAGACACCGATGGAAATTATATTGAGAATTATCGTGTCGGTCTCTCTGGGGAACAGGTATATGCAGAGGGTGATGGTGAGTTTTCCATCAACCAACAGTATGGTTTCCAGGATCGTATTGATGCGGTAATTTCATCCTACGGATACAACCGGACCTATTCGGGAGTAAACCATAAACCTGGATATCTTCCTGCAATCTTTCGTTCCATTGAAGAACTAAAGAAAGTAGACTTGGTTGGTCAGCTGAGAACCCCAATGACCAATCGAGATACCCCTGGAGCAAAGAGACCATACAACTATTACCTGTTTGATGGTGTATGGAGTCCATCATGGTATGATCGGGAAGGATACAAAGATTCATATCTTGCACAATCACTGAATCCTCTTTCATTTGAAAATGTATTGGATCAACGAGAGCCAAAACCGTTCGCAACACTGAATCAAGATCCCAATAATAAATATACGACTGCAAAGTTGTATCAGTGGAGATACAATCGTGTTTCGATTGTATATCATTCCAAAGACATTTCAATCAGTGTCGTAGATGCTGGGAAAGAATATCGTGTTGGAGATATTCTACGATTCACATTCTGTGATGATGTGATCAAGTTCAAGGTAAGCCGCGTCAATCAGATTGGCGGAATTATTTCGGGGGAACACATCAAAGATGTTTCTCGTATCTACGAACAGGATCCATCAACCCATCGCGTCGGCATTTCATTTGCAAATGCATCTTCCGTTGGATCCGGTGCAACATTGGCAATTGATTGCAAAGCAACAATCAAAACAAATGCAACGCAGATCAAAAATAACCTGTATGCATATGTTGATATCACCCCATCCGTTCGAAGCGATAATACGTCAGAATGGTCTGATACATCCTCTCCGACAGATAGCGGTGGACGTGTTGTTGTTCGTAGTACTGCAGCACATCCTGCATATAGTGGAATTAATTCAGGGCGCGGTGGCCCGGCTGGAAATCCAAATGGAACAAACCTTAAGCTTTATGAGCATGGAGGAAATGCAACGGCTGGTATCCACGTTCATCTATTCCGCTACGTCATCAATACGCAGAATCCATCTTGGGTCATCAAAGATGGCGTTCAAGTATTCTTAGGTGATTGGGTCGATCAAGGACCTATGGGATTGGAACGTCCGTGTGACATCAAAGCACTTCTTTTCAGCAATCCAGATACGAATAATTTCAATAATTATTACAAATTTAATCTGGATACATATTTTGATACCATTTCAAGGAATCCGGATAGTGTTGTTACAGGAAATTCAAATGCAATTTCGCAAATGTATTTACACGTAGCGCAAAAAGATCCAGATCCTGATCAGAAATTTTTCGATACAAAAGTGAATGCATCTTCTGCTCAAATTGAACAGATTGATATCACAAATAAAGTGTTGTATCTCAATGCAGCAACACGCGTTGCATTCATTTATAATGCAGGACCAAAAAATGATTCAGCATTTGGTTATGGCTACCAGAATGCTGGATGGCTTCCGATCGCAGGATCGGTGAGTAGGTAGTTCTCATATTCATAAAAAAGGTATAAAAAAGAAGAGGGAGAAATCCCTCTTCTTCTTTTTATGAATATAAATTCAGTTCTTCTGGTGGTATGTATGGTTTTGCGACAGGTTTTGGTGTTGCCTGTTCTTTTGTAACTTTAGGATACAAACAAATGGTTCCATCATCTTTGAATTCGACTTTGTACATGTCATATTTTAAATTTCGTAACACAATTTGTCGACTCTTATCTGCAAATAAAGTCAACCATTTGCTCATGATAATCCCTCCATTATTGCTTCTTTAACTTTTCATATTCCTCATCAATGAGATATTTGGATGCATTGTTAGATGCAGCAACGGCCAGCTGATCTGCGCGGTTATTCATGTCATTATCGGCATGACCCTTCACCCATTTCCAATTAAGCACAATACCCTTTTCTTCTGCGATTTTGATCACTTCAATAATCTCTTCCCAGAGATCTTTATTTTTGACCATCCCGCCAGTTTTTGTAACCCAATTATTCTTCTGCCAGTTTGCCAACCATCGCATGGATATTGCGTTGATGCAGTACTGGGAATCACTGAACGTAATGATTGCCTTGGAATCCGACAGCTTTTTATCAATGCATTTCAATGCCTCTTTCACACCATTGATGATCGCCATCATTTCCATTCGATTATTTGTTGACAATCGATACCCCTGACTATTTTCAATCTTTACGGGGGTAGGCATTTCATCATCTTTTACTGTCGGCGTATATTGACAAATGTATGCCCATCCTGATGGGCCCGGATTTGATAGTGAACTTCCGTCAGCCCATATCTCTATTGGTAGCGACATGATAAAACCCTCTCCTTTAACAAAATAACACTTTATTTATGAATCCTGATTATAAATATAATATATCATTTTTTATTTCCTAGATCTGATCAAGGAATGTATCCTATGTATATGTGACCATGGTATAAATACGTTTATGATTTTGAAATGAAGAGGTGTAATTGATGGTAAAAATTCAAGTATTGGGAAAAGGGTATCACCCTCTTATTGGCTTTCTTCCGAAATGGACCCCATTCTATGCCGATCAGAATACAATCGGTTGGTTATTAGCGGCCGGGACATTTAAGATTCGATATTTCAATCCAGATACGAATCGTATGGAAGATATTGATCGAAAGAACTATATTCCGGTATGTAATAATATTTTCAGTAAACCGATCCCTCCTGTGATTCCGAAAGAAATATACGAAAATCTGAATAGTGATCCTCCTTCGGTTGAACCACCATCTGAAGATCCTGGTAGCGGTGGGACTCCTTCCAACCCACCAAGCGGTGGAGAAACACCAACA